GAGCTGGATATAAGAACGATTGAATAAGCTCCACCTCTGGAAGAATACCTCTTTTATTTATCCTTGAAAGTGAGTATGCACCATTCTCTGTAAATTCAAAATCAGAAGGTCCTTTTTCAGGAGCTATACTATTCTTAAAAGAACGTACCTGAGAATCAAACTCATCAACTACCCCTTCAAACATTTTCGCAAGACCTGACTTCTTTGTCTTACTTGAAAAAGAATCACCCTTAGTCTTAAACTCATGGGCAACTTTAGACCCGTAGGCTTCAGGACGGAAATATCTCTGCTTAGACTGTGGGGTATTATCCAAGAATAGCTGAAAGGAAATGATACGTTCTCCACCACCTCCCCAAATATAATCATTATAGTTAAGGCCAGTATAACCTCGTGTTTCATAATTCACCGCTTTAGAATCCGAGACACTCTGTGGGTTAAACTGAAATTGATACCCCATAGAAAGGTCAATGACCTTACTTCTAAGATGTTCCTTATTGATAAGGATTCCACGTGTCGATACATAGGAACGAGGAAATCGCCCCTCTGACTTTGAAAAAGCCGTTGAAGGGTGATTCTTTAATACAGACACAAACGAATTTAGACCCGCAGTAGTAATGCTACTAATAGGGGCTTGACTTAATGCTTCTATCATATAGTACCTCCTCTCATGTTATCGTCTCGAGCAGTCTCTTTGAGAACTTCCTTAATCTTACGAGCAAGTTTATTCTCATCAATGTTCTCGCCTTTCTGAACGTTTATTTGAATAGCTCCATTGCTAAAGGTCATATTGGTTCCATTACCGTTACCTTGACTTCCTCCAGTAACAGGGGTATTAATAACGGCATCTTTCTTCATAAGTGGGTTAGGGTTAATCTTACCATTAAGAGTGTTACCCTTTCCAAAACTAAGACCGTCTGTTAATGCTCCAAGGCCCTTGTGTATGTAGTTTGTCCCATCATTATTGTCATACTTGCCTCCGTCAGCAGCTAAGGTGAAATTCATTCCGAGTTCCTTTTCACCCTTACGTATTTCATCGGCAAGTCCACTATTGAGGATTCCAAGAATGTTGGCAGCACCCTTAAGCAACCACCTAATAGCTTTCATAATCCACTCAAAAAGTGACTTCAAAGGGCTTACGATGTACTTATTAATAAATTTACCCACAGAAGAATCCTTAAAAGCGTCCCACATTTTTGCAATAGCTGAGTAAGTCCACTTAAAGAATCCGATTATAGGTTGAACAACCCACTCATTAACGAACTGCCAAATCTTCTTTATAAGAACAAGCACCGCAATAATGGCTCCATAGATGATATTCCATAATAGTTTAATCCATTCCCACCATGATTTGAACATAAAGTTTACAAGTACTCTGACAGTCTCGAACTTCTCATAGAGTAGAACCACAGCTGTAACTGCAAGGATAACCCAACCCACAGGGTTAGTTGCGTTCAATGAAGCCCATAAACCCTTAATTACATTAAAAGCGGCTCCAATAATCTGTGGAAGATTAAGAATCATGTTAATAATTCCTCTAAATCCACTTGTAAGGAAGCTAAATATAGGTCCGAATATACTACTGAAAATTCCCCAAATAGGCGCACCCAATGTTTTTAGACCCTCAAAGATAGCCTTAAAGCCGCCTAAGAAAGAACTTCTAAACGTTAAGAACAACCTCTTAAAGTGAATACCCTTTGCACCACCCATAAACATTGCAAGTGGTCCAGATGCAGCAGCACCAATTCCATTGAAAGCAACGCTAAGTAATCCGGGAACTATCTTAGCGAAAGCCCTAAATGGTGCAATCATTGCAAGTCCAATGTTCCTGAAAAGCCCCTGAACACCTCTACCAAAAGCATTACAGTTGCTAAAGGTCATTCCTAAGAATTTACCCGAAGCTACCCATGCTCTACGGAATGGTCTTGGCATCCATACAGCTAAAGACTGAAAGAACCTTGTAGTACGACCAAAAGACGGTCCCATGAATGCCATGTACGCCATCTGTAATCGTATCAGTCCTCTTATTGCTCTGGCATAAGCCATAACAGAAGCAATAGCGACCCTTCCAATAATAAAGGTGTATTTCAAAGCCTCATAGACAAGTAGTAATTTAATTACCGTCTTTATGGCACCCTTGTATTTCTGAAAGTAATCTACAATGGTTTGTTTCCAGAACTCTAACCAAACGACAATAGAGCGTGCTTGTTCCTGATAGTTGTCAGTAACTTTCCACACACTCTCAATAGCACGCTTAGTGATTCTACCAAGCCAGACAATAAAATCGCCCACTTGGTGAACAACCCAGCCAAGCACATGTCCTATAATATATCCGTACCTACGAATGGTTTGCATATTAGCAGCAAGGGAGTCCGCAACAGACCCCATTGCCCTAACTATTTGCCCATACAAGCTACTTGGGTCATTAGGTTTTCCCATAATAGACTGCAAAAAGCCTTCCCAAATAGCTTGCAATCTTCGCATTTGGTCTTGAATAGTAAGAAAGTCATTCTTAATAGCGTTCATTAAACCCTTATGGTTCTTAACGAAATTAAGAATGGCTTGTTGCCTCATAACAGTACCTGCCGCATACTTATCAAACATTCTTGTTGCTCGCTGGGTCATAAGACCTGCATTAACAAGAGCCTGTGAGTTACCCTGAATAGCAGAAGAAATCATACCTGCAAATTGAGAGTAACTCATACCCGTAGCGTGTGCTGCCTTGTTTATCCAGTTAAGATTTTTACCCACTTTAATTCCCACAGAAGCAAGTTCATTCATACCCTTTAGCTGGTCATCTACACTAAAGTATGACTGTCCTTTTATAAGACGGTCTTGTGCTTGTTCCATAGCTCGCATAGTAGAAAGAACGCCTCCAAATCTAAGAGTGTTCTCTCTAAGAGTATTTACGTACTTATCTGCGGAACTCTTAAGTGCATAAAAAGCAGAAGCCAACGTGAGAGAAGCACCTGCAAGTCGTGCCACCCTATTTACGGTGCCTTGTGCTATGGCTATGCCAAAGTCATAAGAAAACTGTGCTGAACCCCCACGTTGTGCCATACTACAAATACAATCTTAACCTAAAACTAAAACCAAAAGAAATCCTACTACCGCTCCGATTACATCAGCAAGAAAATCCGCCCAACTAAAGACGTTGTTCTTCATAAAATAACCGTCACGAATTTCCTTAGACAATCCAAAGAGAACCGCAATAATAAATCCAGCAATAGCCGAAACAATATGCTCCCTGTGGAAAGTCAGAATATCCCAAAACCCAATAGTTGTAACAATAAGCAGGCACACAATAAAATGCGCCCACTTATCATCAGCAACCTTTTTCAATAGATTAATAATTTTCTTCATCGATGCTTACTTTTTGCTTCATCATTTTGTTTCTTCTCCTCCTCGATAAGTTTCATTTCCATCTCAAAAAGTTCGTCTCTTTCATCAGAATCCATAAGCATGATAGTCTTATAATCCTGACCAAGACGCTTCATAAAGATGTATGCCTTTGACGTAAGGTTGTACTCTGCGTATTCTCCTTTTTGGGAAAAGCTCTTATCAAAAAAGAGCCTGTCATGTCTGACACCCCAAAAAGAGAACAAAGGATAATCCCTATACCACGCATGATACTCCGAGGAGCCAAACGTCATTCCGAGAAAAAATTGCTTGCCTCCATTACCATAGGAGTCTCAAGCTCGCAATAAGGACAAGTATCGCTGTAGGCAAAAGGTAATGTTGGTAAACATTCCATAAGGCCATTGCGAATAGCCTTCAAGTCTTTTCCTGATAAATACTCATTAAGTATCTTCAAGCCGTACCATGTATGGAACTCTTTAGGGAGAGTTTCCACCACGTTACCCTGTTCATCTACGCACTCAATAGACTCTAAGCAGTCCATAGCAATGCGCCTCCAAAACGTAATGCTATCAGAAAAATACTTTTCCTGTCTTATTGCGTCCTCAAGTAGAGGAACACGGAAAGTCATTCTGTTAAACTCAACCTCAGTAATACCTAAGTACTGTTCTTTGTCAGTAATACCCTTTAATGCTGGAGGAATAAATCCGTCCTTAAGATTAATTACCACGTGCTCAGTATCTCTTTCAGGAGAGTTAATCATTTCCTTAGCCTCCGGGGTATAGTCAATCCTATCAAGGTCAATATCCACAACAAGTTTCCTACCGCAATTCTTACAGATAATCTCCTGTTTTGGGATAAAGTTAACCCATACCCTCCTATGAATCTCAACAAGCAAAGAGTTAATCTCAGCAAGGGGGAGTTTCTTAACGGCCAGAGGAATTGTAACAGAACCGTCCTCAAGGTATTTCTTACGTACCTCAGCTCCGATTTCAATGTCACCAATTCTCTTAACTGCCGCAGAAACTACATTTCCCTGCCAAGTAAAAGGTTTATCAGAAATCTTCTTAACAAAGATTTTCTCTGCAACACCATTGGTCTTAAGTAATTCTACGTCTTTGTAAACTTCCCCATTAAGACGTAACCCAGTAGGGAGTTCAAAAAATAAACTATCCATTCTTCTATTGATGTTATAATGATTAAATACTATCCATTAGGTATAATAGTCCACCCATCACAGTGAGCTGTGTATGATACAGTGAACTTATCTGAACCGCCCACGTCAAACGTTGGGTAGTTTGCAGCACTGAATGCAAAACCCTCAAAGGCTATGGTCATAACCTCCTTACCTTGGTGCATCTTTACTGCCGTAACAGGGAGTTTTACTCCGTTGTCAATCATGGTATTAACCAATACCTCCATTGCCCTATCAGCAGCAGAGCCATTGTAAGGACGTGTTAACGTCATTTCTCCATAATCAACAAGCTGGTCAGTAAACTTGTACTTCCTGTTAGTTCCTGCATCAACAACCTCAACTGTACCTGATGACTTTTGCATACCCTCGAGGGTCTCAAATAATCCGTCCGACATAATACCCGGAACAGGAATATTGAGATACCATCCGTTAACTACATATACGTCTTGTGGTTTCTGTGGTTTTCCCATAATTATGCCTCCTGTTCAGTTGTTGTTAATGTTGAATCGTTCCTAAGCAAAGAAACGTGAACACTCTCTGTACACTCTGTTGGAATCCAGTTAACATCAATGTTAAGTAGCTTCCTATCCTGTGTAGCTGGGTTATTGCTCCTGTCACAAATTCCCTCATAAGCCTTACTGAATGGAATGCTCCTCTCGAGTGCGCCATTGTCATACTCGGTCTTGAAGAATGTCTGTAAAGACACAAGAGCCTCACGTTTCAACTCTGGAGTATTTGGTTTCTGTTCAAGGAAACGCATCTTAGAGTTCAACGCCCTCAAATAATATGAGGTCTGCATTCTTACATGGATGCTTGAGTACAACTTTCCAGTAGAATAAGTGCGAGAACTACCTACGTAGTAACCCAAATTCTCAACGTACTGAATAACGTTACAAGAAAGTTGCTGAACCAACTTGTTCTTAGTACTCTGCTGTAATCTTGCAGGAATTACCTCAAGAACGTTATTGAACAAAGAATCAATACCGCCGGGTGGGATATGAATAAAGTCTCCCTGAATGTATGGAGTACGAACATAAGCAGCACCCAAAACAGGTCCGATAGCAGGGATAAGAATTGCGTTTCCGTTTTCATCTGGAACTTTACACCAACCCATATATGCACCAGCTAAGTAACTGATACCTTCTGTCTGTAACTCCGTAGCATACAATTCAGCAGTTCCTTCATCCGCACTTAACGGCAAATTGATAACGCCAATAGGATTCTTTTGAGCCTTTAAGTACTCATTAAGAACCTTTGCCATACTCAAAGAGTGGAACTCTGTACAAGCAAGAATCTGAACATCGAAACCGCCAAAACAAGCAAGACCCTTTGGGTCAGTAGCACTCTCGACAGGGTAGAAATCACTTTCCACAACGTCTCCGTCAGCACCTCCACTAAGAGTAGCTGTGTACACTACATCATCACGCTTCTTTAACGCACCTGATGCAGCAATCATGCTCTTACCAATGAGAGTAGCCTTGGTATCTGATGTTATTGAAGCAACAGTACCCATCATAACTCCGTCATTGTTATACAGGGCAGTTCCCACAGAAATTTCCGTTAAGAACTTAGTACCTGTTCCAGTAACATCATTGCTTGATGTGGTAGCAACAACAGTTCCAGTAAGAGCCTTCAATACGAGCGGCTCAATTTCCTTACTGAACTCAATAGATACATACTTACTCGTCTTATTGACCGCATTCTGTATCTCTGACAAAGTTGCGTAGTTGTACTGTTCCTGTTTATCCTTGTACTTAACTACAAGAGTAAACATACCCCTAACTCTTGAACCAAAAGAATGAAGACTAACAGTAACCTTGTTAGCCCATGCACCCATGTCGTCCTTACCCTTATAAGCAGCTCGAACAGACATGGTGGCACCACCTGAAAGACTTGCAGAACCTGTAGCAACAACAGAGCTTGAGTTAACAACTCTCGCAATGTATAATGTTACAGGGGCATTACCTGCTTCATCAAAGATGCTCTTAACAATACCCGGTCCAAAAAATGATGAGCTTTGACCGCCAAAGATGTTATTAAAGTCTTCCATAGACGTGATTCGTGTTGGAGAAAAAGCTGCTCCACGAATGAACTGCCCAAGAAGACCTATATTCCTCTTCGATGGTTCTCTTTGAGACGTTGCACCATTAGCAACGCCCTCAACGATTGTTAAACCTACATTAGCCATTTTTATTTGATTATTTAATTAAAAGCACCCCAATTATAGCACCCAAAAGCGTGCCACCTGCTCCTACACAGATGCTGGTTTTTAACTTTTTCTTTTTCTCTATTGCAAGACATTCAGTGAGTTCCTTTGAAAGGGACACTTGTTCTTGAAATTTTTTCTCCGTAAGAATCAAACTCTTATGTTCTAAGGTATTAATTTTCTGTAAAGAAACCACCGTAGAATCTAAAACTCCTATTTCATCTTGTAGCTTCTGATTAATTCGCTTTAGATGCTTATAGTTATTAAGAGTTCTATTAATTGAAACGAGTTGTCCTCTCGTTATAGTTAAAACAGTGTCATTCCCCCACAGAATCTTTTTCGGATAAAAAGTCTGTGAGAAAGCGGATATTTGTATCCCAATCACCATTAGCAAGAGTCCTATCAGTCGCTTCATTTTCTTTGAGAATTTCCTTAATTTGATAACGTATTTTTATTCTTTCTTGACGGAGAGTGTCAAGTCTCCCCTGATATTGATGTATTTCATTCCGCAGCATCTTTACAGAATCCTCAAGGTCCTTAACTCGCTGCAAGTGTTCCTTAGAATGAACTGTAACTGTTCGGGGAGTTCTATCGTATGCAAAGATAGCAAATAATATCGCTAATACACCAATAATCCCAAATAATATACTCACTTTTTTGTCCTTAATCATAGGTTACTTACTGAAAAAGTGTTCCTCTATCTTATTAATAGCACTAACAAGAGACCTCTCAAATCGGCTATTAAAAGCAGGTGAGAGTAACTTTTCTACATCTTCTTTATTGTCTTGGAATAACCACTCAACAAGAACACCCATGTAGTCTCGTCCAGAGATAACTGTAAAATTCGCCTCAAAGTCTCTTTCAAGATACTTGTCGAGATATTTACGTATCTTTATCTCAGGAAAGTCCTTTTCAAATTGTGAAAGGATAATGTCTGCACAGGTGTCTGACTTTGTCATGCCCGGAGTTGTATAAACGGCAGCACCTTTTGCATCATGCCATTTACCATCCGCACCAGCTGCATTATTGTGTGGAGAGATTAACAGCTTTGGTTGTCCTACACAAATTTGCGTAGCAAAGTTCCTCCTCTTAGAGAGACCCGGCTCATTCTCACTTTCAGTAGTAACATAAACCTGATAACCCTCAGCAATAAGCATTGCTTTGAGAGCTTTAACTCGGTCACGGCTCCAACGATATTCACGATGCCTACCGTCTGGAGAGCATTTTCCTGACACATCAGCTCCGTGTGCAGGGTCTAAAATTATAATTAGATTCTTCATAATAACGTAATTAATTTATTTGCCAATGATACAATACTTGTTCCAAAGAACCCTCCCAAAATAGCAAGTATTCCAATAAATATCAGTATCGAAATCTTTGGGTTCTTAACGTAAAAAGAGATTTTCTCATAGTGGTCTCTGTTCTTATAAACAGGGCAACCGTGAGTATCTCTTTCGTACCTCTCAATAAGGTCCGTTAATTTATCCAGTTTTTCGTTCGTAGCATCTAAACACTTTTGTAGAGAATCTTGTATTTGCCCAAGTTCTGAGTGCTTAGCCTCTACAAGTTTTGCAAGAAGCAGTAACTTCTTGTCTTGTGGATTTCCTTTATTGCACATATATTCAAGTGCCTTTACAATTTCATTCGTCATCTGTCTTTCCAATTTTCAAAGTCAGTCCATACGCCACCATCGTTCCAAAAAGAGTTCTCCAAAATCCATTTACCACTATCCATAGCCTCAGAATTAGGTATGAATGCCAACAATTTTTGTCGAACGTACTCTTTGAACTGCCCAATCTCCGAAGAATTTATGTAAAAGTACTCTGTCGGGGTAATTCTTTTTATTCTACCATTATATACGACTTCTAAGTTAAAATTAACCGCCGAAGCAACAATGACCTTACCATCTATAGTCTTAATTGGGGTAAACGCAAAAGTGGCTTCTGAGAGTGCATCTTCGTCTAAACTTTTAGAGAATACATTAACGCCCTTAAGTTTAGCAATATTATCCGCAATCTCAGGAGACTCTAATATGCAGTACTTTCGTATAAAAGCTGCAATCTCCTTTGGGTTTCCCCCATTTATGGTAAAGCCAACTATCATCTTACGACAAGTCCTAATCCGTCCGGTATTGTTAAGTCCGTGGGAACCTCAAGAGTACTACCCGGTAATAGCACACTAACTTTCCCATTGACTATTAATTCTACACGATGTCCACTTCTATTGTAGACTTCCTTTAAGTTGTTTGTCTTCTTTGCCATAGCCTTATTTTTTCTACAAATATACAAAGATTTTTTAACCTATCAAATAGAATCTTCCTTTGGAGAACCCTCAACAACAATTTTCTGAATAAGGTCCACCTCTACACTTTCATTAGGGGCAACCCAAACAGAACAAGTAAACTCATAATTGGTCTCGAATACTCCGTCTTGTCGAGGAATATCCGTTTCTCTGATTGTATAAGGAACAACGTCTCCAACGGCATCTTCTCCTGAAAGTTTCTGATTGAATAGCATACTAACAGATGTTCCAAAGTGACTTAAAAAATAGTCCTTGAGAGACATAAAGTCATAGTAACTCTTAGCAACTATGCTAACATCATATCTGAAACTAAGCCAAATAGGTCGCCTATACAGAAAACCTTTAAGACCGTCCGAAGAAATACCACCCAGATAATTCCTCATATCAATGTACCACTCATCCTTTAGTTTAGGTGAGTAGTCCTGAATAGCAATACAAGGGTACTTCTGTTGTTTGTCCTCTTCCGTATAATCCCCACTTGATTTTCGGGCATACCTAATAGGAACCTCAACTTCTTTACCCTTTGCGTGTATCTTTATCCCTCGAAATCGTTTGAAAAATTCCTCATTTACTTCTCTGATAGAACTTAACATATCCGTAGTTACTTTTTATAGTCCACATCAAACTTCTTTATCAAATACTTAATAGCCCCGTCATAAATGAAAAGAGCCACGAAAAAAGATGATGCAAGACATTGTATTGTAATATCTGAGACTTGCTTAAAGAACACAATGTACCCGAAACCCACCACAAAGGTGATTACTCTTTTAACCCAAGTAGGCACCTGCTTAACTCCATTAAGATAGTCAATCATCTTAATTAAAAAGTAGCTGGTGAGTATTACGCACACAATGTATTCTAAAGAAAATATCTCAAACAACCTTGTAAATAACTGCTCCATTATAAATATCTCTTATATGTTGACTTTGAGTGCCTACTAATAAAAGAAGCGATTTTGTCCTCAATCTTGGACATGAAATCATTTCTCCGTTTCTTAGAATATGCAGTATTCTTTACTTTGCGCTGTGGGTCTTTAGCTTCTTCTGATTTTTTGTATCGTTTGTAGCTGTTTATTGCAGACTTTCCTGTACGTAAATCCTCCCAACGTTTTTGCTGGAACTTACGATTAGCCTCGTAGTATGGACCCATAACCACAGGTTCTTCCGCAGATTCTTCTTTAATTTCTTTTTCAGAAGATGCTTCTTGTAAGCGTTTTTTGTACTCCTCCCCCATTTCTTCTTTTGAACGTTTAGGAGAGATAGTTCCTTTATGCCCAACTCTACGAGAGTAGCTATGAACGCTAACTGTTTTGCCCTTTTTACTCTTACGAGTATGCGCTTTAATCGTCACTTCCTTCATCAGTATCACTCCTCTTAAATTGTGGATTCTTTAAGAACTCCTTAATTCTACTTTGGGCTTCCTCCTTAAAATCCGCATAGGTATTTCTCCATACAGGACGAGCAGGAATACCCTTATCCTTAACTCCATACTCATGCACCATAGCAAGCTGTAAGTTAGTAAGAGAACTATCTCCTCGAGAGGAATCCTCAACAGAAACAGTAGTTCCCTCTCTATAGATGGCATCTACAAGCTGGTGAGTATCAATAAGCGGAGTATCAGACCCTTTTCTTCTTGCAGTTTCTTCCTTTATTGTGAAGCCATACGTGTTGTCTTCAATGTTCTCGATAACTTTGTCCTTAAAGTCTTCCGCAATTTCCTCTCCTAACCGTTTCATGTCCTCCTTAAAGTCCTCGACCTTTGGTTTCTTAAAACCCGGAGGAGGTTTCAGTAAGGACTTTGGTAATCTTGGAAACTTCATAATGCTATCCTCCCTTCAAGTCGTCCTTTACAAATATCTGTATTCCTACACAACCGTTATATTCCTTAAACTCTTCAAGGTACACAATCTTACTAATAACCTGTGTAGAACCCTCAAAGTGTATTTTTGTAGTATTCCAATCTAAGTGGTAATCTCCAAATAAAGGAATAAGCTGCTTAGGAGAAAGATAAACAATGCCGTTTACCTCTTTAGGTATTCCGTACTTTTCTCTTGCACGGTCAGAAATCTCTTTCTCATAGAGTGCTCTTAGTGTAAAAGTCTTAGACTTCCGTTCACTATCACCAACAAAAGTGTCCATAAACGAAGAACCCTCAGAGGACACAACCTCCAAGGTTATCTGATAAGGAACCTGCATCAGTTTCTTATAGAACAAGTCCTGATATTGTAAAAATTTCGCTTTCGATATAAGCATATTTGTAACAATTTACAAGTATTTTCAACGTTAAAGCACTTTTAAGCGTACACACGCAAAGGAAAGGGGCAAATTTAAGGTACTTTTGAAAGAATACCTCTTGACAATGGAGAAAGCGTAAAAGGATAGCTGTCATAATAACTCCTGAAATCAAGGTCTCTAACAAGTTCAACTGCCCCCTGCATAACTGTATCTTTACGTAAAGAGTAATCCCCAAATTGTTCCTCGAGAAGACCTCTTATGTAGAGTTGTAGCTTATACCAAAAAGAGTACCTATCACCCCAAGTGTTATCAGACCCAATAGCATTAAAGTTCTCAGAGAAATATCCCGATGACGGTTCTTCTGTAACTGTAAAAACGGACCCAATATTAACCGTTGTAGTGGACCCGATATTATTGCCAGCAGAACCTACATAATCAGAGCCGTCAGTAAATGACTGCCCAATAGCAGAAGCTGCATTTTCATATAAACGCCTTTTTTCTACTAAATAATAAGCTACCCACAAAGTTATGTGTTTCTCAGACGGACGAATTAGCTTTGAGACAATCTCATCAGAAATTTCTACACCTCTAATGTCAAGGACCTTATGGTAGTACCACTCAATCAATGACTTTATTTCCTCGTCCGAGAAAAAGTATTTCCTAAATGCAGTAAAGTCCTCTGAGAGTTTTTTCTTAGTAGGTATAAGTGTGGTAGCTGGTTCTGTACCTCTAAAATACGGAGTATATGCAACAACAATCTCGTCCTCGATAAGTTTATTCATTATGTCCTCTATTGACCTGTAGTCACTAAAGGGCAAGAGTACAATATCTTCTTCCTTAGTCTTTTTATCTTCCTCCTCATCAAGCGTTACAACCTTAAAGATGCGAAAACACCCCTTTTCTACTGAGCTTGATTCCTTTTTATAGGTCTTATCTACCTGCACATACACATCACCCTGCATCTGCTTAATTGCAAATGCTGGAATAATGAAGCGGTCGAAAGTTAACTCCCGTACCGCTGTCATTATCTCGTTCAAAGTAACTTGTGCATTGTTCATACTTAAAGCCTATAAGCCTTCTTAGAAAAACACAAGATAGCCGCCACATCAGATGGAACTTCTGCCTCCTTATCCTTACGGATAGATACAGGAGTACCTGCAATAAAGCAGTCAATATCCTCAGTAGCGTGAATCTTTACTTTCTTTACAGGAGCCTCGGCAACTTCTACCTCTGGAGTTTCATTTGGAGTCTCTTCGGGAGTTTCTGTTGGAGTTGTCTCCTCCTCTGTTGGGATTTCTACCTCTGGAGTTTCAGGGTTAAGACCCTCAACGTTTACCTCCTGCTCACTACCTTCCTGTTTTGTCTTTGATTTTGCCATTGTTATTTAATATTAGTTAGTAAATAAAAAGGGAAGATTCCCACCGTTTACACGGTGAGAGCCTTCACAATGTTCTTGTCCTCAATAATACCTGTACCCCAGATACCATACCAGCCAAGAGTATGCTTACGACCAAGCTCAACAACTCCATCGTCACGAAGCTCAACGTCAAGGGCAATACCCCAACCATAAGCGTTCTCACCAAAGAACACTGCCTCGTAAGCCTCCTGAACAGTTGCACCTGAACCATACTTCTGGGTAATGCCTGTTGCATTAAGTTTAGGCATCTGAGTAGTCTCAATGAAGATACAACCCTCATACATACCTACCTCACCAATGTACAGTTGTCGACGACCCATATACTTATTAGCGTCCTGCCATGCTGGGTCATCCCTAAGCTGACGGAGCTGATGTGGGTGTGCAATACATACGTAATAGTCTCCGTTAATACGTGGGGCGTTATTTGTAGAAAGGGTCTCAACGGCATCCTTTACAGTCTTTGATGTAAACGCACTTGTTGCGCTAAGACCTGCAAGGTTAGCAGCTGTTCCACCATAAACAACATTAGGAGTCTTCAAAACTGCATCACGGAACTGATAGTCCAGTACCTGCGCCATATTAGCAGACAAAAGTTTTGAAGCATCACCCAATACGTCCAACATAGATGTACGAAGAAGATACTCTGTAACCTGAATAGAGTTTGCCTGTTCCTTAACAGGAATAACTACCTCTGATGTAGTCATACCCTCTGGAGTAAGAACATCACTCTCCTCAAGTGAACCACCACCCGAAAGGTTGCCATACTTAGTGAACACAATAGACTTTCCACGAACTGCCTGCAAATCACGTTTCACCTTAGCGAACTGCGCAAAACGCAAACGTGGCTGAGCCTGAAAGAGCACCTCCTTTGAGTAGAAATCACGAACTGCTGCTGGAATTGATACATAACCGCCTGAGTTTGTCCCTGCCGATGTTGTATCACCAAAGAACAGTCCTGCCATTGGGCACAAAAGTGCCAAGAATAAAATAAAAAGTGTTGTCATTTTCTTTGTTTTAATACTGAATAATTAACTTGTCTGGTTAAAGAGAACCTCCACCGTAAACGTCTTCAAGATTCTTGAGCAGTGTTTCTCTGCGCTGACCAAATTCCTTCATTGACATAGACTTAGTTCCAGTATTCATAGAGCCTGCCTCTGGTGCAGGAATCCGTGGAGCTGGAGGAGGAGTAGGTGTTGGAGTAGGATTCTGTGGGGCACTCTCTGGTGTAGGAGTTGCAGGAGTGCTCATCTTAGAAGCCTGTGCCTGAATAACAGGGTCCACCACTTTACCCTCAGCCTTGTGTTCTGTGTTAGGAGAAGGATAAGCCGCACGAAGCCTAATAGATTCTTTCAAAGAAGCATCAAGTTCCTCTTTTGTCTCACCCTTAACCAAATCAGGAATACACGTAGCCGCATTCTCACTGATAATCTTGTCTCTGTACTGCTCCAGTTCATTCTTGCGTGTCTGTTCAGTTGCATTGAGAACAGGCTGGACAACCTCTTTAACTACGTTAGAAAGATTTTCCTTAAAGTCATCTTTCGTAACAAATGTTCCCTGCAACCTCTCAATAAGAGCGTCCATATCCAAGGCAGGTGTACTCTCGACCTTAACATTGCCAAGATTAGAAATCTGGGTTTTCAAGTCTTCAAACTTAGAGTACAACTTTGTCTTCTCAACTTTCGCAACACTCTGAATAAACTGCTGCAACTCTGGAGTCTCTTTTACCAAGTAAGTAACACCGTTAATTGTAATACTTTCTGGAATACCAACTTTTGTGTCTACAATTTCAGCCATTTTCTTTTTCTACTTTTGAGTTTACAAATTACGTAATGTTGTTTACTTAATAAGGTTCTCGTTCAACTTCTTTGAACCGTCACCCTGCACAGTTGCCTGTGCCATCTGTTCTCTTGTTACAAGAGGTGCCGATGGGACACCATCATTAACGAACTCATCCTTAACCAATTTCTTGGTAGAGTCAGCTATCTCGTGCATAGCCTCTGGATTCTGATTACCTTCCATAATTAATAAAATTAGTTGTTAAACTTAAAATTAATGTCTTTTACTTTGCAAATATACTAAAAGTTTTTCTCTTCTAAAGAATTATTCCTTATTTTCTCCATTATCAGGAGTTTCTTCATTGTCAATAACCTCCTCATTATCTTCTTCGTCAGGAATTGGAGTTTTATCTTCTTCCTCTTCGTCACCCTCATCAGAGCCACCCGTCATTTCATGAAGAGCCTCACTAATTCGAGCTTGAAGTAACCCTTGTTCGATAGCATCTTCATCAATCTCTTCAAGAAGTTCAGGGATATTTTGTTTACCCATTCTTTCCATAATTTCTCTACGAGAACTAATCTTCATATTAAGCTCCATTTGCGCCCTATTAAGTTCATCGGTTCTATCTTTTGGGAAACCGAAAGCAAATACAGGCTTAATCATATTCTCTTCAAGAAAATCAGGCTCCTGTTTAAGAAGTTGCTTTAACCTCTTATTCTCAGGGTCCTTAACTTTAAGAATCCGAAGAATCATTGCATTAACCTTGATGATACCCTCACCATAAGTCATAGCCTTGATGTTTGCCTGCTGCATCAAAGGGTGGTAAGTTATCTGTAGAGCCGCGGCACTTGTATTACTGATAGCTTGTATCTTACCAAGCGCATTTTCAGGAACGTCTGAAAGTTCGTGAAGTGCCGTCTTTAAGTCCTTAGCATAATTAACCGTAGCTGATAAATCTACATCAAGACCTAAATTAAACACATTAGCTTCCGCAGGAAGACCCGACCAAATTTGTCCAAGTCCTTTTTTCAAAGATTTAGCTGAGGCTCCTGTAATAACAGTGGTAGGTGTAACATGATAATCTATGACGGCTTTTAATTGCTGCATCAATTCATTGTACACCTTATTAATCTTCAAAATATCATTAGCATCAGACTTTCCATAGTAGCCTGACGAGTTAGGTTTGTTCTTTATGTGAACAACAGGAATAAATCCGTATGGGTTCTCATATTCCTTTTGGTCATACTTAGTAACATTATCACTATTAATAGCCGCGTCTTTCTGATACCATGTTTCCACTGTATCATTAGTCCACTTTTGAACAAATAAAGTGTACTCATTCTCATTAGAACTCCTATCGAGTGGTTGCCTAACCATGAAAGATTCAACCTTATTAAAGTCTCCGTTCTCAAAAGTAACGAAACATTGACGGCTATCAAAGACTGAAACCCTACAATACTTTTCTTCCTCAATCCAATCAACACCGAGCCATACGTCACCTGTAATACCACCCATTTGTAGTATCTCATAAGAAAGCTGGAGTTTATTAGACTTACCCCAATGGTACATCATAATTTCCTCCGCAAGTTTTTCAGTCTCCTTACTAATCTGTGTAGAGTAGTAGTTCTGCACGTGAAAAGTAAAAGCCTCATCACCCAAGAGGAACATATTTACTTTATCTATGAAAGCCCGAACATAATTAAAGGACAATAATCCGTCATTAAAATCCTTATAGTGCAGACCCTCATAAAATTTCCAATACAAGTAATACTTAGTTATTCTATCGAGTTCCCAAGTATTATCTTGCACAATATTCTGTAATACGAATGAACGCAAAGCAGTTGTGCCTTCACCCAGTTGCCTACTGTCTTGGTTCCAGTGGGTTGACCCAGTGTAACCTGCGTAACCATTTACTCCCATATTTTATCTGAATTTATTGCGATGTTTATACATTTTGAAACGTAACCCATAACATAGGCATACGTCTCATCATTATCTTCTGTAAGGTGCATTCCAATTCTCTCGAGCAAGTCACAAGTAGAATGAAAAGCCTCATGTGTAAGTGTATCTATGGCTGGTTTTCCATTAAACACGATTAAAGAGTACGCTGACTTTGGTTCTTCCCTTAAATTCGCTTTAATAACTACACCCAAAATATTCGGGCTAAGGGTAATGTCATTTCCGTTAGCATCTACGAAAGTTTTAGTAATCTCGTCTATCTCCTTTGTAGAAGCTACGACAATACTAAAAGGAAAAATGTCTGGATAAAATGTCTTCATATTACGTATTGTAAGAATTTCTTTTAATTGCCTGCATAGTAGAAGTTATATCTCCATAAAGAGGATTATCTATAACCTCCATTTCGTTTTCTACCTCTTCCTCCGCATTTGCGGCCATACACATTAAAGCACAACTGTCCACAAAGTCATCGAAATATCCGTCAGCCTTTTCACAAACCATATAAGCTCCGTTGAAGTACTTTTGGCAGTTCTTCATTTGTTCCTCAAATTTCATGTACTCCGTAGTAGCACGAACTTGCTTATTAGCTGGAACAACAAGATGCCTTGTTTGTATCTCCGAAGTAAAGTTAAACCACATATCCGATTTACTCTGTGGTGTAAAAGTATAAGGCACAATGTCCACATACTCTCCACAAGCGTACATTAATCGGTCCACTACAGCTTTACCAACACCCGTATAGTCCGCATATAGAGTTGTTATGTTAAACTCCACAATGCAGTCCATAATTACATGATGTTGTGCCTCGTAGTCAAGTCCTCCAAGAGCAACCCATGCCAAAATTTGTTTATGACATCTTTCATCACCCTCAGTTTCGACAACCTTTGCAATAGTTAAGACAGTTTCCGCAGGAGATTTACCAATATCCATACCTGCAACAATCCTATCTTTAATACCCGGCATTTGGAAACCAAGTTTCTTATTAATAATACGGTTGTAGTCTTTATCCGTTAAGAGCATACCACTCTCCAAGTCCCATATCAGAGCATAAGCAAGTTTGAACGCCTGTGAATCTTCACCCCAACGTTCCTTTTTACGCATAACGTCAGCCTCATAATTAAGGTGGAATCTCTTACCATCCTTTTTGAACTGTTTACGTCTGTCTATGATAATATCCTTGTAGTTAAACTCAAAGTGGTTACGAATGCGAGGGTCTTTTACTTTCCTGTCAAGCTGCCTATTATGTTGTATCTCATAATAAAAATGGTTCTTGAACATACCCGTAGTTCCCACTTTAACAAGCGTTCCTCCTGTAGCCGAAAGCATTGGCTCGATAGACTTACTTACAATAAGGTCATCTACATCTTGAGCCTCCTCGACAATTACAAAATCATAAGTCTTGGACTCAATCTTAGATTGCTTACTTGCAACTTGTCCAGCAAGATATGACCCATTACTCAATTTAAGCCTAACGTTACTCTCCAAATAGGTATCAATGTCTGGGTCTTCCAATACCATTTCTGCATTAGCCGAATTTAATCTCGTTAATGCTCGAGAGTACGTTGTGGTAACTTGGTCTGATTGTGGAGCAAAAAGTCCCACCCTAAAACCTGTCTTAAACTGCTCTAAGTCAGGAATAATATTTCCAAGAGCCGGCAAAATAACACACAAAGTGTCTATTACAAAAGCAATAGTCTCTGATTTACCCGATTGACGTGAGAACAACATCGTCTTTACGTCACCCGAAAAAGTAATAACTGAATAGATAAGAGCATAAGCTGCAACCTCTTGGTAGTCATACAAAGAAACTCCAGTTAAGATTTTGCCAAACTCCATAATCTTAGAAGTTATCTCATGGGCATCAAATGAAACGGTCTTTCCCTTAAGAATGGAAGCCATTTCATCCGTGAATTTCTCTCCGTCAGTAGGAAAGACAAACCCTTCTGCTTCTTTAGTCTTCTTTCTTGGCATTTCTTATGTCGTAATCAAATGTTCCTTTTTCCTGCTTATAATTAATGAGGCTCAATAAAGCACCATGTAAAGGTCTGTATATTGAACTCTCCGTAGTATCTACCCAACAATTAGGTGTCTCATAGAGCCTAATATTAGTAACCTCAACACCGTCTTTCTCCTTATCAAAGAAAGTCTTTGTAATAGTGAATAATTCAGAGGCTATGTTCTCGGCAGATGGGTTGTAGTCACCTGCATTTCCAAGACCCATAATGTAAAGTCTCCAATTATTAGCTTTGCAGAGATTAATGAGGTCTCTATCCATAGGGTTAAGCAAGCAAGCGTGGTCTAAATGTTCATCAATCCATGAACCAAGAACCCTTTTAATCTCCTTAAAGTCTATGGCGTATCCAAGAGCAAGTTTCTTATCATACGTAAAAGTAACTTCCACTTTGAAACGGTGGCCATGAAGATTAAAGCACTTAACCTTTTCATTCATTACCCTATGGGCTGCATCAAATTCAAATATACGTGTTATTGTATTCATCTTCGAGAATATTGAAATCTGTCTCTAATAATTTGCGAAAAATATTGTCCCTTACTGTCCGAACGCACAAACTCCGTCCATATATTTGGTGGGACCTTATAGTAAGTGTAAACCCACCGAGGTCTATTTATAAACGTCATCTGTAATTCCCGTTTCTTACGGTCATACGTAGCCGTGCGGATATTTGAAGAGATTATATTCATTCTGTAAAGATACAAAAATAGGCAGGTGCCGTTTCCGACATCTGCCTACAAAGATACTAAATTACATTTATAAGAGCAAAATTTTTATTCCTATATCTACCAATTAAGGGTTATACCCTCCCCCTTCTCTTTGGAAGAGGTCTCCTCTTAACTGACCCCTTCGCCCTTTTTGGGGTTTCCATAACTGCCTTTATTGCCTCCTTTTTAGAGATTCCAGTTTGTTCCATAATCTCTTTGGCATTTTTTATCTGCCTTGCAGACATTCTACCCCACTGCGCCTTAACAGGATAAGCTGGAATCCCCTTAGTAGGTAAATTCATAACACTTTTACCTGCATCAATTTTCGTTGGTGTAGATTTCTTCTTACGCTCCTCGAGTTCTTTTCCAGCACCCTTTTTCTTAGCAGCGTCCTTCTTATCCGCAGCCTCATACTTTGCAGTATGCGCCTTTACTGTAACGGACTTACCTGACTTAGTGCGTCTCGTGTAAGTCCTAACCTTCTTTTCCGCTTTCATTTATTTATTTATTTATTTATTTATTTATTTATTTATTTATTTAACAGAATGCAAGCCGTTAGATTTACAAAGCAGATAAGCTCACTTATAAAAGTGTCATTTTCTCTCCAACCTTTTCTCACAAACACAAGAGGAAACATAACCCATAATAGTAGCCAGTAAGGGTTTAATAAAAATACAATCACCTGACTAACTATGCCGAAAAGATAACCTCCAAAGTAGTGAATGACTTTATTTTCACTTCTATAAAGTGGACTTGCTCCCACAGAAAGTAATCCTCCTGTAAGAGCAAAAGACAACCACCTAAGATGCTCAGGCAATACGTCCACCACAGAATACCCGAGAAGAGCCGAAGTAACTATCGCCCAAAGAACAAATCCTTTAACTCCCGAGATATAGCTAAAACTGCTTACACTATCAGGAACCTCATTTGCCTTACGCATATTCATAATAGCATAACCCCCACTTATCAATAAGGAACTAAGTACTAATACATCTTTCATTACTCTAAGCATTGTTCTAACTTTTCTTCTTTCCTCTAATAATAGGAGAGGGGTGTTTTTTCTTATAAGTATTCCACTCTTTTTGTGAAACCTTCTTTCCGTTTATGTACTTTCCGTACATACCTTCTCCTGTGAGACCATTTTTAAAAGACTCGTACTCCTTTAAAGCCCTCTGTTTTTCTCTCTTAGCAACGACACCTCTTCCATATATAGAAGATTCTGTTATTCCATTAAATTCTCTAAGTTTCTTCCATGCGGCGTCCAATTTACCTTGCCTAAGAGCTTCTCGTCCTTTTTCAAGAGAAGAAATTTGTCCCTCAAGGTATTTAATTCTGTCAGAAACTTTTTCTAAGCTACTTCCAGTAGGGTGCCTCGCATTGTTGTTATTAGTCTTGACATACTTATATCCAGAGTCTTTTCTTCCTTGCATTCTATCAAGCTCTCTCTGATAGGAAGAAAGATGTTTTGCTACAGCTGCTGGCTCTTTAGGAATAGAAGAGGCTTTTGCATCCTTAGAAGATGAACCTTTTAAATCGTTACTAACACGCTTAAACATTTTAGAGTGTCCTCGTGGTGTGTAGTTGTCAATAGCCTCATCTTCAAACTTACGATACCCAGAACGTCCTAATTGTTTGCGTAAAGCCTTAGCAACTTTCTTATCCGCATCAGACCCCGTACCTTCATACCACTCCTTAAACTCGTCCTTTGTAAAAGGAGTTTCAATTTCTGATTTTTCAACAAGGGGAGTTTTCTTTTTACCCTTGAGGTCTTCTATTTCTTTACCTGCACCCTTCTTAGTCTTTTCCTTGGCAGCTTCATATTTAGCCGTATGAGCTTTAACTACCACCGTTTTGCCAGTCTTAGACTTACGAGTGTATGTTCTGACTTTCTTCTCAGCTTTCATATATTCATAATATTTAATACTGAAAGACTTGTTACCTTGTAACATCAACGTCCCATTTCTTAGGCATACCAAAATCTTTTCGTCCCTTCTTATTGTACTGATAGAGAGTAATAGAGTTTCCTTTCTTACTCTTAGCCGTACACGTTGCAACTTTATAAGTAGCACCTCCAAGTTGCTCCGTATGCATTTCTACTTTTCCAGTAGGCACATATTGTTCACCCATGTGCCTAAAGGTCTTTGGGAGAGCTGAGATTTCCTCCAAGAAAGAGGTCTTCGTAGTATTCGATTTCTCAAACTCCTTACCCGATTTCGTTCGCCCTGTATAAGACTTGATTTTCTTTTCTGTATTCATAATCTCCTACACGTTACAAAGATAATAATTATTCTTCAATAAAATAAGAGTACTCTCTAATAACTTTTAGCTTACGGGTAAGATTTCCTACCCCAAAATACTTACAGAGTTCTTGCATCAGTTCAAAATTAACTGACCCCTTACTATAAAAATAAGTGCGTATCTTTTTACCTCCGAATTTCTTTCCCTGTTCAGTGGCAATAAACTTAGCTACCCCTCCGTACTTTTCAGTTATAACTTTACGGAGCATTTCTTTAACCTCCGTCATTTCAACGGTTCTCTTTTCTTTCTTTTCTACTTTTGTCATATCTATAAAAATAAAATTAATAACGCAATTAAATAACCTATGGTAATCCAAAATGTCTTCTTGGACATAAGATACCCTACTATAAATAAAATAATAAATAAAGTTGTCATTTCTTAGTTCTATAAACTGTAAACGTCATTGCTCTCCCCTCCACTATTTCACAGACAGAGAAGCCTCCAGCTACTTTACGCTTAAGAACTCTTCGTACTCCTGCACCCACATAGTCTGTTTCAAGTAAGGTTACTTTGCCCACCGATACTTGTGTGTACCCATATTCTAAGAGTTGTTTCTTTAGTACGAAAGCGTCCTCCCCAAATAGTCTAAAAGAAACACTGATGCCTACATCTTTTGTGTTATACTCAATAGCTATTGGGCACTTGCTAAAGTCATAGTACACCTTACCTCCTTCATACGCCATAGGTGATACCCCACAGTCATTTTCTATATTCTCCTTAGTAAAGAAATCGGCTCCAATAAAGGATGCCAAATAAGGGGGTGTAAGCATAAGTTCCTGCCTTGTGGCGTAAACATCATACTCCTCGTTCTCTACTTGTGCCGGCTCACAAGATACATAATCCTGTGGAGCTTGACTTGGTATAGTGTCTTGTGCATAGCAAAGACTTGAAGCTAAAAGTAATAGCCCGAAAATTTTTGTTCTCATAATTCTTACATTTTAAGGGAGGAGTTACCCTCCCTGATTAATTTATTCTTCTGTTTCAAGTTTAATCCAACGGTCAAGTTTAAGTAACGCCTCTTCCCGACCAAGTACGATTCCTTTATCAACTTTTGCAACCGTCTTACGATGGAATTTACCGTCATAAAAGACCTTAATCTTATCTCCAACTTTTAAGTCAGCCTTATAGCATAAATCCTGTGGTGCTGCTAACCCAACAATGTCAAACAATATTGTTAGTATCTGGGCGTTCTCAGCAGTATTTGCAAGAGCCTTTTTGTTGTACTCCACATATCGGTCTGTCTTATCAGGCTCCTCAAAGAGTTCCTCCATAGTTATTTTTCCTGCTGCGAATTTCATTATCTGATACATAGCCTTCTTATGTTCAAATAACAGAACTTCCAATAAGAAAGGCACAGCATCAATCCACCTGCCGTCAACTTCTATTTTGTTACCTTGTAAGTAACCTACCTCCTTGTATTGCGGACATAAAGTGCCTACAAATTTAGGAGCTATTTTCTTAACTTCAAAGGTTTCTTCCACAGTAAGTTTCTCAAGCTCGGCAATAAACTTTGCGTATCTGAGTTGTCTTCTCTTCCATTTAGTAACAAGATTATTAGCTTTGCGCTTCCACCTTGTAAATGGAATCATGTCTGGGAACTTTGTAGGGTCAAAGTCTACTGTCTTAGATTTTATACCCTTAATAGTAGATAACACTTTATGCCTGCACTGCTCAAAGTCGATGTAGTTCTCATCACGTGCAGCCTGCTCACGTGCTTTTTCCTCTTCACGCAATTTCATAAACTGTTTACCTCTTTCATAAGAAGCTCTTTCCTCTTCGGAAGAGAACACTCTAACAGGCTTTCTAAACCATTCTCCCAATTCTTTTGGAGTAGGGATGCCCTCCCATGGAGTCTCAACCATTTCATAAGCCTTTTGAGAATCCTCCACGATAAACCCACTTTCAGATGTACAGGATATTCTGTAACCTCTAAAGGATAACTTGTCCTTTTTCAAAGTGCAATCTTCACCCGGAAACTTATCCTTTAAGTATCTCTGATATGTAGTCATAGGGAACTTCATTGTAGGCAAATCCTCAATGCTTAACTCTGACAGGTCTTTGGCGATACGTTTCAAAGTCTTTTTAACTGTGTCCACTTTATAAGTAACACCATTCTTTACAGTGTATTCCTTACCGTCAACACTATGATAAACCTTGAGTACCTCAGAATCTATACATCTGATTGCAGGTTTATCGGATGCCTCAACTTTTGCAACCCCGATTACTTTCTTCACATACTCTTTAAGTTCAAGTTGTCCTTGCTCATTGAGTAATGAAATAACCTCGAGTTTACCACCTTGTTTCTCTACGAGAGAAGAAACGTACTTCTTTTCCTTATCTAAGTCTGGTTTGTTTGTGAAACGTGTCCTATAAGACTTTAGCGTGCTGATGAATTTCTTTGCTTCCATGTTGCTTAGTTTTTGATGTTCATAAATCTTTCTAATACTCTGCCGTCATTAAGTGGCAAGTGCATATCCTTTGAGATACCCTTTAGAGTTTCAAGATGCCCTACAAAAGGACTCTTCATATAGGAATTTGCCCATCGAGTAATATCTTCCTCTAAAGGAGTTCCTCCATAAAAGGTTTTATACTTTACAGAGCCATTGTTTTTCTCTATGAACCCTTTGTTACATAGATAATCCATAACTCTTGTAACTTTGCACCAAGTGCTTCTCTTAAAGAACGTAGGATTCTCAAATCCAATACGTATTAACTGCTTAACTTCTTGTAGTTTCATAATTATTTTCTTATAAAATATTCTATCATTGAATGAACAAGTATATAGTGAGTATTTGTTTGCTGACATTGCTCTGCATAAGGATTCGGAATATCCAATAGTAGCTGCTCATATAAGAGAGGAAGCTCTTTTCTTATCCGAGATACTAACCGCTTGTATGAGCATTTCCTTGCACCGTGCATGAGTATCTTCCACCGCTCAAAGGTTATGTCCTCACAACAACATTCGTATCTCATTTCTTAAAACCATTCTTACTTAGAAAGTCATCAACTATGTTGTCCACATCCTCATCACTATCTCCAAATTTCTTCTTTAATTTAGAGAAGATTACCAGCTTTAGAGCTTCGTTTACTAATGAAGAGAATATCTCATTATTAGCTATAACAGCTGCAAGTGAAGAAATAATATCTTCCTTGTTACCCATTATTATTGTAGCAACGTTATTCTCTAAGTTATCATCGCTAACAACGGCAAGGCAGCATCTGCCATCCTCTGCACCCCAATTTAGGAATGCTTCTTTAAGTGTTTCGTCCATAATTTTTAGTTTTTAATTGTTTATATTTCTGTGTACATTGAATCTAATTTATTACTCTCTTTAAGGTTTCCAAGAACATCCTCCACCGTAAAAGGAAAATCATATCCAATATTTCTACTTCCGCCAGCGTATGTTCCTACATAAACAACTTGTCCACTGTAAGGACTGTCTATATACCACCTATAAGGAACTTCGGCAAATCCTACATTAACCGCCATATTACCACGTCTTACATGAATATAGTCTATTAGTTCACCCTCCTTTAATCTGTAGTTGGTAGCATAAACTTTACATCCTGCTTTCTTCAAATCTTCGGCAAAAGCTATCAGCTTGTCGTGATTGTTCTTTACTCTTTTATAATATGCACTCATTGTTCTAAAAATGAAAAATTGTACCTATCTTAAACACTTGTCCCTCCTCACATGAGAGAACCTCACACATAAGCCATTCAATAAGAGAAACGCTACAATTAAAGTATGGAGAATATATCCGATAATCTAAATCATTAGTGCGTGCCTTCCTTATAGCTTTGTAATAGTTGACACTGCCAAGGTCTTTTGGAGTAAGAAGATTAAACGCCAACTTTACTTCGTCCAAGAAATTCTCCAAGTACTCAATGGGTCTTTTCTCGAGAACTAATGTCGTACCGCGAATCTTAAAGCAGCCAGCAGGAAGAGCTTGCATAAGTTCTTTTATTGTATCTTCAATACCGCTACTGTCACAATCTTCATGAATCTCAGTAGGTTTCATGTACTCAAATCCTACGTTATCTTCATATTCCTCTTTGTAAATTTCAAAAAATCCACTTTGCATAATCTTATTATTTAGTTTGAAATACTACTTTACCGTTGCCATCTCGTAATTGAATGCTAAACGATATTACCTTATTTTGGTCAGCAAGACGCTGTAATTTCTCATGCACGTCATCTGTGCTTTCAACAATAGTTGCGTATATTAGCTTTGTGACAGGAACGCCACCGCTTAAATCAAACGCTTTGTATGTCTTTTCGCCATTCCATTTAGCGTAAACGTAATATTTTATCTTGTCCATATCATGTGATTTAATCCCATTACTACTCCGTCCCACCATGCAAAAAAGAGGAACATTATCTTAAATGTTAGCCAAATAATGACTACTGTCCACAGGGACGACCATATAAACCGATAGGGGTAAATTAAGCGATACTTTCCAAATTTTCCTTTGAAAAAGTTGATAACTTTGTCTAATGTGCTCATTTTATTCTTCTTTTAATTGTTTTATATTGTCCTTTGATGTATTTACAGAAATACCATCCTTTTGATGTAGCTTTTTTCAGTCGAGCGACTTTTTGCTTGGTAATGCCATAGTAAAAATACGCTGTATTACCAATTACGATTTTAAGTCGCTGGGAATCTACATTGTACTGTATAGCTTCAATAAAGCTACTTTTTACTTTAATTATCTCCATCTTCGTAATATTTAGGGTAATATCTTTTGAATAGCTCTTGTACTTCGATGTAGTAGCTTTTTCCTGCTTCACCAAAGCAACGGAGTATATCCGATTTCTCTTTTAGGTCACTAAGTTGGACATCGCTAAGATGTTTTCGCTCATGGAATAAGTAAAGATAATAATCGACTGTATCGCTTAAACCATCGAATCTCGTTTGTCGTCGTACTTGTAAACTCATAGTGTTATGTTTTATTTGTTGTTTTTCGTTTTGCGTACAAATTTAGCGTTACACCACTTTTTTGCCGCTTCAACTACCTCCGTTACACGTGTTGAGTAAACCAAGTCTTCCTTTTCAGTACCAAACGAATAATCATTCTCATCAATGTTAACCATTAAATACCGATAAGTTGGATATTCGCTTTCAGGGTTATATCTCGCTACACGGAACTCATATCCTGTCCATTCGCCGTACACACCGAGCTTTCGCATTTTATTCCACAGAATGGAAACTTTATGGCAAAACTTTTTTTCACTTGCAGATAGTTCTGCTATTGGAGTACCGCCAGTTATGTACGCTGGGTCAAACGGCTCTAATACGGTTATTTCGTTTAATTTCATGTTGTTTTACGTTTTATGTGACTATTCAAAGGTAACACACGTTAAGCGTTTAGAGTGAACGAAAAAGGTGTATTTGAATATATGGGAATCTATTTATGTAACTTGTTGATACTCAGTGGGTTACACACCATATTGCTTGATATTTTTACTTGTTTAAGCGTTCATTTTCAAAGATACACCACATATCGCCATCAATGTAGCTTTTTTTGCATACGCTTGGAGTGTTGTTAAGTTTTTCCGCCACGTACTCACAGACTTCACGGACTTCGCTATTATACGCTCGCTTAGTAGTTGGTGCAGGTTGTTTCAGAAATTCCGCCATTTTTTCGCTTGCATACATATTGGCACGCATTGTACGAAAATCTTTTGGTGTAAACCGCCGACCAACATATCGCTTGATAAACTTTGTCAGTTCATACGCAGTTATCTCAAGGAACGTTTCGCCGTCAGCAACCGTTGCAAGCACCGCTTTTATTTGTTTAGCAAGTTCGCCAGTTACGCAAAAACTATTTTCGACGCTTTTTTTGCCAACAAAGTTTATATACGCTTTACCACGTTGTACGTGTATATGATTGGATAATAAGGTAGTTAAACCGTATGTTTTTACAAATTCCGCTTGTTTTTTGGAATTTGGGTGTGGTTTAGTCATATATCCTTCGGAACTGCTTTCGTTACCAATCCTAATACCAGTGTGCATCATCAGTTTACACGCTAATGCACATCGTGCAGTATCAGACACATAACCGCCACGCTCAATCATACCGTCAAATTTTTTATCTAAATCTTCAAACTTTGCCGCTAACTTGACAGCACGCTTTTGCTTGTCGTCAAATCCTGCGTTGACTGACTTTGCAAACGTGTACGCTTTATTATAAATCTTAATTGTTGTCATAATGTGCGCTATTTTTAAGTATAGCTATCTTAGTTGATAGCTATACTTGTGTAATTTACATATTTTTCTCTAATTGAGTAACTTTGCGACCAAGAACACCATAAAAGAAATACGCTGCGTTGTCAGTTGTTAGTATAAGTTGATGAGCACGCTTATCATAACTTATAATATCAACAAAACTGCCATCAGCATTAGCTGTTTCAAGCGCTAAAATGACTTTTTCAATATCTTTTATGCACTTCTTTTGCTTCGCTGTAAACGATTTTACTTTGTGCGCTAAAGTAACAATCGGTTTTTTCTTTTCAACTTTGAAATTGAGTATCGCCAAAGGTACACCTTCATATTCAATCTCATAATCAAATGTCTCATCAAAACCTTGAAATCTGCTACATCTTAGCACCTGTAATCTTACTTGTAATTCCATAACTTATTGTGTTTAATTATTAATTATGTTACAAAAGTAGTTACTTTTATTGAAATAACCAAATTTTCAGGGGTATTTTAAGTCATTTTAATAAAAGTAACTAATAAGCACTTAAAAGTAAACATCAGTTAAACATTTTGTTAATTATTGTTAGCATAATAAAGGTAACATATACACTACCTTTCAGCACCACCTCGGCAATAATTTATTAGTATTTATATATCTCTTATATATTATATAATATTATAATACTATTGTCCGTTCGCTCATGTTCACATCTTTCATTTACACATTAAATATACACAAAATCCTACGTTTATCCAAATCATCTCACTTCATGGGTATGTAATTTCACACAAACTTCCAAATCACACTTTTATCTCGATTCTTACCTCCAAATCTCACAAAAATTACACTACACACACTTCTCTCACACGTCCTCTCACTTAATGGGGGGTCTCCTCCACAGTCATTTTAATAGCACTAACAAAATACAGGCATCTAATCTACCATTCTTATAAATGTGGACTACCCAAATCGACCCCATACAGAAATCCCATTTAAGGGTACCCCTATTTCAGCTAAATGTTTTCGCTTTCGTCTAAAATACCTATATAAGTGACATTATAAAATCCGAAAACGCATGGGGAAATTCTTACCCTTGCCTAAAATATCTTTCACGCACTTACTCCTTACCATATATTACTCTCACATTATAATCTTATAACCGCTAATATAATCTTTTACCGCCAATTAGGAAACCTTACTACCACTTTACACGTAAACCTATTTACGCTAATTACCGCTAAATCTTATTTGCGCTTATTTATATTTGCATTTATATTTACCGCTACTTATTTACGCTATATAAGTAATCTATAATATTATTTACCGCCAAATAATTTCCCTTTTATAATCTAATCTACATACGCTGCACATATTCAGGGAGCAAATAGATATTATCTGCGACAAAAAAGTGACATCTTTTTAATATAAAATAAACGCTACTATAATATATACCTTATTATATACACGTACATATATCTAACTATAAAACGCTACTTACATAACCGCCATTTACAGAAACCTAATTTGCGGAATCTAATTTGCGCTAAAATAAAAACTGTCACTTCGTTTCCAAGTAACTACATATATCTACATAAGGAAACTAAAATGCACTTTATCTAAATCAGAATATAAACCGCTAATTAGAAACACAGAATTATCTACACACATAGACGCTAAATAATATAACTGAATCTAATTAGATAACTAAACTAATTGCAGCAATTAAAAATCTAAAGTAAAAATGCGCTTAAATTTCTACACACAGATAAATAAGCTAAATATAATTTGCGCCAAATTAATCTACGTAAAATAAATGCCGCACTTAAATCTAAATACCAATAACCTAATCGCTGTAATTAAATTCTAAATGCACACAGCTAAATAAGAAATTAGATAAATGCCGCAATTAAATTACTTAAATCTACTTTGCTAATTAGCCGTAAATAAAATACGCTATTAAATAAAATCTATTTGCGCTATTAGAAAATCTAATTCTAATTCTAATTCTCTAAATTACGCTGAATAGATTACGCTAACTAATTCTATCTACCTGAATCTAATTAGCTACCTAATCTAAAATGAATCTTACCCTTACCCAAGCCATAGGTTGCATACATAAATATGTAGCTGCACACACGTATATCCACTTTATAGTATTACATTGTATTTATATTATAGATAAACTTATACATTTATTGCCGCGAATTTGGTTTCTTTTTACGTGTTTTCTTGGTTATCTGTGCATTTATTCACTCATTTATATAAATGAAAGTCCAATTTTTACGCTTTTTCTATTGGTTACATATATTATCCTATATTATAACCGCCCATTTGGAATCCTTTTCACATAAGGATAAAACCCCAATTTTTGTTTTCCCGAAAAAATTAGTCCAATTTATGTCCAAAAATAGGCATCTAAAAATACAAAAATTAGGTTACATATATCTAACCTATCTACAAGGACAAAAAATAGGACTACTCTCTCGAGCAATCCTACTTCCCATGAAATTACAAGTCCACACGCCTGTGGAGAGCACAATATTCATTATAGCCACATTAAGATTATGTGTTTACAACAGTCCAATCACACTCAAATATATCTTCCATACAAGGAATCCACGCAGTAGCAATTCCTGTAACCTTATCATATAACAAAACTTGATTAAGGTAATTAACCCCGATTTTTCCTTCCCCGATTACTTGTTTTGCCTCGTCACTTAGAGAGGACATCTTAGGAACAATATCAGGCTCAACATGAGTAGTTACCTGCTTGAACACAACTTTTTGGTCATCTTTCCACCCTTTCCTACGCAGCACAAGACCCAAGTTGAGAGCCTCAATAGCAAGTCCAAATGACATAGTAAAATCCTCATTACTGCAAGGTAAAATCCTATGCTCCAAAATCTTAGAGTAGTCAGACATGACTTTCTTTTGCAACCTAAGTAAGAGTTGTTGCATTGGGTTTTCTACTATCTCCTCGAATGAGTCGGACTCAATGAAAGCGGAGCATTTGCTTACGTTCGTGTCAAGATTGTCTTTTTCGATAGTCAACCTTTCCGCATAGTTATTAGCTGGACGATAATACTTCTCAAAGATGCTCTTAGATAAGAACTCAGAACCTCCGTCTTCATAAATAACTTTGTAACCGTCCTCTCGATTTGTACAACGAGGAACAGCTCCATCCTTAAGATAGATTACTCCTCGTGCCCTCCATGCTGGAGCAGCCTGTACTTCTTTTGTACCAATGTATTTCTGCATTTTATAAATGTTTAATTAAACCAATCTAATGTTGTTTCTCCCTGATAGTCTTTCTCCCAAATGAACCAAGCATAAGCTAAGGCAGAATTTGCTCCTCCAAAGTCACCATTCATACCGCACTTTAGCCTTGATGAACTAACCCATATCTTCTTAGGAGGATATTTCTTGAAGAACCCTTTTCTCTGTTTGCCTTCAAGAAACTGCACTTTCAAGAACATAGCAACCTTTCGCCCTTTAGGTACAATTTGGAGAGCCTTATTCAGAAATTCATTTGCCAACTTATAGGGAGGATTCGTAATTATATCTCCTTTCCAAGAGGAAACCTCATCGGTTAAGAAATCCTGTACTTTACCAAATCCTCGGTCAACAATGTCAAAGCTATCCACCTTAAACCCATTTTCAAGAAGAACCTTAGATATATGACCCTCACCACAACAAGGTTCTAAAATAGGTCCTTTGAACTTTTCCAAGCCTAACAAAAGAGTAACAGCTTTTGGGTCTGTTGCGTAATAGTCCTCTGGCTGACGTTTATGTGAGCAGTGGTTGCTTGCTCCAAGTCTCCTAAATACAGGAGTATTTCTTTTTAGCTTTGGCATACGTTCAAGTATATTTCATTTCCTTCCTTTTGCAAAGACATAATAAGAACAAGAGTGTCCTTAAACCTTTCTTCGTCTGGCAAAGTGATGTGTACATAAGGAAAAAGACACCTTATAAATTCGATAACTAATAAAACCTCTCTGTCGTCATCTGCATTTGCAACGATGATAGTCGACCCATCACGTATGATGTTAAGGTCTTTGATTGCATCTTCTTTTGGGAGAGCCTTTTCTTTAGCATACTCCTCAACAAAAGTACTTAAAATGTCATTTCCTTTTTCTACTAAATTTTTTATATCCATCTTAAATGATAACGTGGGTATTCGTTATTATTTTCTATGTTCGTTAAAAGAAACCTTTTTGAGGAGTAAATCTTCAATATCTACACCTCTTCGGTATAATTCAGTACAACATACTATAATTACGTCCGCAAGTTCCTCCTCTCTATGTGTGAATTGAGGAATATGTGGAGACGCACAATTATCCGCAGTAATTACCTCAGTGGTTTCTTCAAGAAGAGACTTGATAGTCTCTTTGTCGAGAGAGTCCTCATCTGTTACCATAGAGATTTTTCCTCTATCTAAGGCTGATAAGTAAGTTCTCTTAGCAATATTATTCAAATTCATAATGTAAAGATAGTAAATAAATAGTATATTTCCAAATCAGATTACATCTGCTGATTCATAAAGGGAGAGTTCCTCTTCCGTAGGATTTCTACATTCATCTACAGGATAGGTACAGGTAAAGCCATCGTTAAAATAACCTATCTCATTATCTCTTATGTAACAGGCAGAACCCGGCAAACACCTAAAGCATGGCATAAGTACTCCAGCAGAACCTTCTAAGATTTCTTCTTTGTCTGTCTCAAAGATGTGACGTATAAAACCTGTATTATAAACCTTTATCATAACTCAATAAGTGTCCAAAGATAAAGTTTAGAGAATACACCTTGGTCGAGAATTTTACCTCTTTCGATATTTCCAACCGCTTGGTATTCAAATTCCGCCTTGTATATCCTCAGAATTAAATTCTTATGTCGATAGTCTGTGTAATACTCATTCTCAGTATTATTTATTTTTTGCTGGCATAAAGTAAGTAAAATTACTATAATAGCCACGCATAATAAAACTATCAATGAGAGCAACCCGATAACTACCATACTCTTAATTTGTTAAGTTTATTCCCAAAAGCCTTTAGGCTGTCAATCATTGTAGGAGATTCTAAGTCAGTAGGAGAACCAAGAGCCTTGATTAATCCCTCAAGCGAAGATATAATATAGCTACAATAAGTATTCTCCTCTGTAACGTACACAATGTTAACCCCAAGAAGAGAGGACATTCGCTTTGAAAATTGTTTATCCAAACTTTGAGAGTACCTAATCAGCTCACGAGCAAGAAAACATTTTGCGATTAATGCCTCAATGAACTTATCCAAGTATATCTTCCTACGCAATAGTTCTTGTTGATACTGCATCTGAAAGATAAATAAAGACATATAAATCTCCTGATAAAATTCTCTTGTGTACTTCCGAATGCTATTATAGAGGTCTGATTTCATAACCTCCATATTAGCTTTCTGATATTCTTGGATATTCTTCTTGAGCACCCTATAAGCAGGTTTAGTGCATGACTTTCCAAGTGAAACAATATCCGTCATAATATCCTCAATAACATAAGAAGCGCAATCTATAGTAAATAGAGGATAATAAACAGATTTCATTCTTTCCTCAAAAAGAATTTTCTCAAGTACTATTCTGTTAGCCTCTTTTTCAGTAAGTTTTTCCATAATGCTTCAAATAAGTGTTTAGTTCTTCCTCCGTAGGAAACCTACAAAGTTGTAAATCTATGTGTCCCAAAGATGTTACGGACTTGAGGAGTTGCATGCTAAGAATAGACCTCTCTTGCGCAAAAGCACGCTCTTCTTCCAAAACGGCTATGGGTTTACTTAAACGAAACGCATAATTAACACCTCCAAGAGCATAAACTAAAATAACACCCTCTGCTACTATAGTATCATTACAAGTGTCATAGAGAGCTGCGAAACCAAAAGAACCCGTGTTCTTTGTGGTTATTAAATCTTCTGGTAAAATCATACGACTTTTCTTTTTAGGTAATTCTCAAGTTTTGTCCTATTAATTATAGCACAATCTCCGAATTTGTTTGTAAAATATGGTACCTCTTTTCCCTCAAAGTACAGAGAACCCGGTATATAACCTACCAAAGTAGCATGTCTTGACGGAACGCTAAGGTTCCCAAGAAGCTGAAAGTAAAAGTGCCACCGATTATTATAAAGAACATTCCCATCGGGAATAACAAAAGAAACCTCCTTCTCTTTTAGAAACTCAAGGTGGTTACCTCCAGTAGCTATGTATTGATTACGTTCTGAATCGAAAAACATCTTGTATAGTATTAAAGAAGTACTTTGCCTTGGGGTGTCTCTTTTCAAAAAGCTCATTAGAAATAAACATTAACCAATAAGAGATACCCTTATCAGAGGCTAAATTATTAAAACCCCAATAAAAGTACCCCTTACATTCAACGTGTAGTGTCACCTTGTTGCCCCTACGGCTAATAATTAATTTTATCCATGTTTCTTCTAAAAAGAAGTGGTCACTTTCTAATGAGAGAAGTTCCCAAGGACTAATCATTTTCCGTTAATAAGGTCATAAAATTCCATACGAGTTCTACCATCCCTAAACGCACCCCCTATTCGAGAAGTAACCGTATCAGAGTTAATATCCTCGATACCTCGCAACTTAACGCAGGAATGTTCTGCCTTAATAACCACCGCTATGTCATCAGTTTCAAGTAAGAACCCAAGAGTATGGAAAATCTGTTCAGTGAGTCTTTCCTGTACTTGTGGCCTACGAGAGAAGAACTCTACAATTCTATTAAGTTTGGAAAGTCCTATTACCTTCTGTGCAGGAATATAGGCGATGAAAGCCTGACCTACAATAGGGAGAAAATGGTGCTCACAAACAGAGTGTACCTTAATACCTCTTTCAAGAAGCATATTATCATAGGACATCTTATTGCTTATTGTTGTAACCTTTGGGAAATTCCTATAATCAAGACCCCAAAAAAGTTCACGCAGGAACATCTTAGCAATTCTCTTTGGTGTTTCCTTTAAGGAGTCATCATCAAGGTCAAGTCCAAGACCCTCAGTCATTATGCTGCGCATGGAAGATTTTATCAGTTCTTCCCTTTCTTGAACGTCTGATAACTTTTGTAATGTAGGAGTTTCTACTCCAAGAGAAACAAGATGTTCATGCACCTGCTCTCCGAGAGAGCCATTTGTTTTTGTTGTGTCTAAAGCCATATCATAATTTATTAAATTCCGATAGTACATCATCTGGTAATCCATTAGGGAATACCTTTGTTAGAAATGAATGAACGTCTCGCAAAGAAACCTCCCTATCATTAAAACCACGTGTACATACAAAAGTGTCTGGAGCACTCTGACATTGTTGTGAAGTAAAAGCTATGGATATGCTTTTTGTTACGTCATAAAAATGTACCATGTTGTCTTTTTCAACGCCAGTAGTTCCCTCTTGTATTGTGTACTGTTGTCCTAATCTGTCATACATAAAGACAGAAGTTTTTATTCTAACTATCATAGACACAAAGATAACAATAAAGTTTCAACCTCGCAAATCACTAAATAATCATCTGACCATACAGAACGCAAATTCTCATCATAGCCATTTAGGTAATATCCTTTCTTCTTTGGGTCTGAAAGAGGAGAAACCTCAAAATTTCTATGCGGTAAAGAACGTGGAGCCTCCTCTTGAAGATTAAGAGAATCAATAAAACTCGGCTCAGTACTTTCCTCACTAATATTTCTTATTATATAAGGACCTGTACCATAAGAAGTCCTTACTACTTGTCCAATATGTAACATATTTATTTGCTATTAAATATAGGCTTCTACACTAACTAATCTACCCTTCCTATCTCTTTTGTGACCTCTGAATCGGAAACAGTCGTCTCCTGCTAAAAATTTGTCCATTGCACGACTGTCAGATAATACAAGACTAATAATTGCTTTATTGTACAAAGCATCTTCCTTTTTATGACACTCAAAATATCCTCCATTCAAGCAGGAAAGTAACGTCTGAATTACTGCTGTTCTCCGAATGTCATAAACCTTAATGTTCTCTGGCGTTACCATTATCCTTTCTTTTTCATAATTTAATAAGATATAAACACGTGCCTAAAGAAAGGTATATAATATATTCGTAGTTCTACCGAGTAACCCTTTATACGTAAAAACCTTGCAGCCACTTCTAAGGAAGAGAACTCAAAGGCAGCACTTATGCCTCGACGCCCATAGCAAGAAAGGTATCCATGACGCCCTTTCTTTATACTCTTTTTGATTCTTCGTATATGCCTTATGGTTTTTCTACGATAGAGATTTTTCTCATATAGGCGAGCCACGTATAATAAAAGTTTATTGTTCATAGTTCTTCAATTTCAAATTCTGTTTTAGGAACTCTACCTGTCATATATAAATGATAAGCCTTTAAGGTAGGAAAGAACTTTACGTATTTCTTGTAAAGTCTTCCTTGCTCATTAAGAGAGATATACACAAAAGTATCTTTCCCATTTAATACATTGTTCTTTGTCAGATAAACTTTACCTGTTTTTGACAAGTTATTTCCGTTGCTTGTAGGTTGATAGTATAACCCACTCGCTTTATGCTTAATTCTGTATGGTTTCATAATCACAATGAATATGCTTAACTAAAAGACACGTGCCACCTTTCTCCTTTTAGTTGTGGAAAGGGGCTGAGTAGGTGTATATTATGTTACCCACGTATTGATAATTTTTATCACAAACGTGAAGTACTTTCTTATTTGTCATAAACCTAACGTCTTTTTAACTCGTTCTCGGTAGTTATCATTGGCAGCGTCCATAGCTTCCTCTAATGTATCGTACCATTGAGTTGGCTTTTCATATTCAAACGCAAATGTGTATCGTGGTTCCTCTACTGAGGCTGACTTAAACACATGATAACACTCTCCCTCTCCCAAAAAATCAGCAGGTGCCACTAACCCTTCTTGTGACTCCCTAAATAAAAGATGAAGTTGCTCAAATACACTATCATATCCTGCCTCGAAAGCGTATCTAATGTCATCGAAGTTAAAGCAAGCCTCATCTGTAAAGCATGGAGCATCGTCGCCATTTACACGATAAAATTCTTTCTCTGCATATTCCCCAGCTAAATATTCCTTATTCATAGTCACGTATTGTTATAGCTGATGGAAACCTTGGAATACCCTCGTCAGATAGACCTTGATATTGCACAGTAACCATTTTGCCGATTAATTTATCTTGATTATCAAAATACTCTTTGCGTAATTCTCGTGTTCCTTGTGGTTTAACATTAAAGTAACCTCCTTCACATTCACAGACAAATATTGCTGTTCCTGCATCACGACCCGAAGCCTCAATTACATCAGTAATCTTAAATTCTGCATCATTAAAGACTTTTAGCTTTATTAGGTTACTTGAACGAAACCCTTTTTCATAAGTTCCTTTAAGGTTACGTATAATAACACCCTCATATCCTTGTGAGACACATTTCTCATGGTAGTCCCAAATTTCCTCCATTGAATGACAGATTATGCTACCCGAAAGATACGCTGGAGAATTGTCTTCATTAGGAAATTCCTTTTGTAGATTTTCCCAACGTTCTTTGTTAGTTCCCTCCGTTGGTTTGTCATAAACAACATACCTAATAAGAGGAGTTATCTCAGATTGTTTTTTCACCGCTGAAACTATTTCCTGAAAAGAGAGTTCCCCATGATTATAGAGTTCTCCATCTAAAGGAAGTAACTCCCGATGTTCCTCCGCCCATTTTTTAAGGTGTGGTATGTTGTAGGGTTTTCCTTTACGAGAGAATATCTGAACCTCTTTATCAAAAGTAATCAGACATCTAACGCCATCATATTTAGGCTGCACGATACAAGGAAACTTTATTTTCTTTTCATTAAAAGAAATAGCCAACATGGGTTTTATTTTACCCTCAGCATCCGTGTTAAAATGCTCCGTTGGAATAGTGGGGGTAAACCCTGCATCAAGAAGTCTCTTATACATAGAGTGTGCTTGTAGTCGAGCTTGTTCCTGATATGTTGTAGCATTTGCCTTTCCAAGATTTACACCACTGTTTACAATAGTTTCATCTACGACCTCCTTACCTTGTAAGTTGGCTTTTTTGGTGGTACGTATTAAAGAGTAACCCTCGAAGTCCACAACCTCTATAAGATAAGTACGGATATTTCCGTTTTTTGACCTCGCATAGAGAGTAGGGAACTCCGAGAGTTCTTCACTAACACCACCTATAAGTAATGTTATATAAGGTTGCATACTATTTTAATTTATAGCATAAAGATACGACTTTTCATGTAAAAATCCAAAACAGAGGAATCGACACCCCTAACATAAATATCAAGAACCCAAGGGCAATTACCCCTCCTATATGAGTAGAGAATTGAACCCATGAGAAACTTTTTCTCCGTTTCAAATAGCTTTTATCATGTTGATTTGCATACGCTTCTTTTTCAAATGAGACATTACGATATGCCTTATATCCATTTTTATACCTAAAATAATTGATAGTATACTCTGCTAAGTAATATATGTAAAACCATATATACCCAAGTTCCTTCATTTGGAGAGTATGTATCTCCTCGTGAGTAAGAACGCTGTCAGTTAAGGAACCCCCTTTGTCATTGCGGACAAAGAGGACTCCAAAAAGATTAACACCTATGAACCCCTTAAAAGGGATAACATCATTATAGATTATCTTCATTCCTTTATCTCATATACACCATCAGGCTTATTAATCAAATCATTCTCTTGAATGAAATCATTAACTTTCTTAGCAATACTCTTAGCTTCTTTACGCCATTCTTGCATATCATTAAACTCTTTTAGATACTCCTCATTAGTAGTATCTGAAAGATAGTTATTTACTATTGCCTCAACTTGTGAAGCAGAATATCTCTCTCTGATAATAGTATCTATAATATCAGACCTATTACAGTTATTAATTATAATACTAAATGTATCCGATAGTATTCTACTACTATTATTATATTTTTCTATATACATAATTAAAAACTACAAGATAATATACAATGGTGATTTCCTTGACGACCTTGTTCATGACGATTACTGTTTTTACTAACGTACATTCCAGCAATATAAAATACATCTTGATATTCCCTATATGAAGTCAATACGTAATACCTTGTTAAAGGATTCCATGTAAGATAAAAAGTATCATCATTTATTTTTAATAACTCATCTATTGTATCTTTAGTACTTATAAACCAATTTCCAGCGGCAAAACTACTATCTAATTTTTCATTAGGTTTAATAGTCGGTTCATAACATCTTGCTTGTCCAATAATACTATTAATCTCCCTATAATAGTTAAAGCTGCTTTTAGCATATTCCTTAAACCTATCACCAAGCAAATTTGCTAAAAATAAAGAAACTACATAAGTATTAATATATCCCGATGGTACTATTGTACCTATGGGAATCTTAGGAACTTTATTTGTTCTACAAGTAGTAAGTAAAGTATTAATATTAGTTGTAGAATCTAAATTGCTGTCTAAATTGTTATTTGGATTAAACTCTTTTAGCCAATAGCCAAATAAAGGAGTTAAAGACATACATAATCTTATCCCCTTGTCAATATAATAGCAATAACCTACCAATGTCTTATTACGATTTACTATATCAGAAGTAGTACCGTCTGCATAAACCCAATCTTTTACTTTAGTAGTACGCTTATAGAAACCAACATTAAATTCGGCTTTAAGCACACTTCCGTCAGATTTAACAACATCAGCCTTGATAGTAGCCGTAGCACTTGTATCATCTTTAGTAGATGATATCTTGGTAACATATAACTGACCTGTCTTAGGGTTAATTGTAGCATAAGGATTTTCTGTAATGCTCCAAGAAACGCTACTGATATTATTTGCGCTAATTGGTGTAGCATAAATAGAATACTCGCTATCAGCTACTCCTTGAATATAAGAATCTCCGCTAATCTCCACTGCTGTACAGTTAATAATGTTATAAACTATATGTAGCTTATTACTATTATCATCTATATTACCCCACTTTTCAACCGCTTTAACTTTATCCTCGAAACTAAGAGTAAAACCGCTAAGAGTAATATTACCTTGTAAATCAGCATTACTATTGATAAGAATATCCCAAACAGATTTATCTGTAATAGTCAAATCAATGTTTTTAGCCTCAATAAACTTTAGCTTACCATTAGCCGCAAGTTTAACTAACATAGTAGCAAAGTCTATATTAGGGCAATCGTAATAAACGAACTTATTAACATTGCTAATGCCGGCAAGTTCTAAGTCGCCGCTTTGTAAGTTAGTGAATCCTGTTAAGTACAGTTCCTCTATACTCTCAGGTAAAACAAGTTTCCTAAGATACTGATTAGGCAACATACGAACACCCTTGATACCACTTCCGGCAAAGTTAACCTCAGTAGCAACCTCAGTATTAAGTGTAATTATCTTCTTCAAGTTCTTTACGTTCCTGACAATTACCTTTTTAAGGAGTGTCATCTTACTTAAATCGAAAGCAACTCCCTGCTCCAATGTATTTGGTGCGCTTTCAGAGTAGTCCATAATAAACTCTGTAAGTCGTGTACACAGAGCCATGTTGCTATCAAAATAGAAATTACCAAGACCCTCAAGACCGTAGTAAGTTACCCTACCATTCAAACCTTGTGTATAAGTCTTAATATCCGTGAGCATATCTGCATCGTCAATGTCAAACGTTGCATTCTGTGGGTTGGTAAATCCGAATGGAATAAGAGCATATCCTCCGTCAATGTTACGAACGCTGACAAAGTTATTAGCACCCCACTGAACACCTGCGTACATAGGGGAATAGTGCTTTAGAGCAAGTCCCTTTCCCTGCTCATATAAGCGTAAACGCAAGTTATTTACAATGCTATCGCCACAACAGAACTTACTATCCAAATACCTTGAACGCTTCTCATAAAAGTACTTACTTAGTTGTAACTTATCTCCGTAAGCCTTAGTAAAGTGTCCTGTATTGACATAACCCATTGCATCTGCATTATAAAGGTTCTCACACCACTGCTTCCAAAAGTCAAGATACCTCTGGAACATATATGCAGCATTAAGACCATTATCTCGCATCATCTTGTACACAGCTGCAATATCAGCACTCCAACAAGTCCAAATAAGGTCTATAAGACCACTAAGCCTACCATTGAACACAGGACTGAAACCTACCTCCATTTCAGGTTCCCATGAATTAGTATCACTATTATATTTCTCGCCAGTTATTTGAAGAGTTTTACCCGTAGCTACGTTGAAAGCATCATTCCACTCATGCCAATACTTAAAGGTAAGAACTCCAGAGTTATTAAACAAGTCCCTACTATCAGTGTCTCGTAAGAATAACCTTGCCAAAGCAGAAATGACCTCACCTATTGGTGACATAACAATATCATCAAAGGCTGTTGACATATTCTTGTCCAAAGAGTCCATACCTATGACATAGACACAGAAAATCACATAAAATATTGCATCCACTTTCTTAATATAAAGGTGGTGCTCATTTACGAATTTCGCCTTACGATATTCTGGGTTATCATACCTATAAGTTGTCCCATTATAAGTCACAGGAGAAGAGAGTAGCTGATACTCTCCATGTTGCTTTTTATACCTTTCGCATAAATGGTAATTACAAGACACAACCCAGTTATGGAACCTCTTGATAACTGCAAGCTCCATGTTTGAAGCCTCAACATTATCCGTAGGTTCCTTTAGCTGTCCTAACTTATTGTTCTTATTGGTAGGTGATTTCTTCGGTACACGAGCATAATATATAGGACCCGATTTCTTCGTAGCATTACTCTGCACAACCTTTCCTCCGTCAAGGGAGTTATCTGTAAGCATACGATTAAAGAAGTTAACGTTCTCGTCAACCTCCCAAATTTGAGCCTTCTTAAAGTCTTTCTTAGGAAAGCCCATAAAGCTGGCACTATATTTATTGTTTATAAAATTATATATGCTTAAGAATGTAGGTGCAGCATTTCCTGTTTGTGAAGTCTTACGGAAACCAATCTCAGGGAAACCACTAAGAGATTTTCTGTAAGTGATTTCCTCCTGTCTGTCAAACTGTTCCTTTTGGAATTTAGTCAGAAGTTCCTTTTCAGTCTTCGCACAATTCAAGAGTATTTCCTGAAAAACATTCATAGCGTGGATATTAAAGATACCCTCAGAAGATGCAAAGTTTACCTTATGCACCATTTCTGTTTCACCCTCAGAGATACCTCGTGTTATAGAATATGTTGTAACATTCTTTGAAGTGTTCTTAGGGTCGAGAGTAATCTGAACACTCTCTCCTGTTGAAGTCTTGAAGATTTCCGCCCAGTTTTTATAAGGTGATGGGTATCCATTAGAAGATGTACCATCCGCATTAAACATGTGCCCCGATACTACGAAAGGAGCCATAGCGTCCTTGTCCACCTTAGAATCCCATTGTGGATTAACAAATTCGGTTCCGTTAATTGGGAGGTCTGGGTTGTTCTTATTGTATGGGAGATTATCAATATTCCACGTAATTATAGGTGTATTTGGAAGAGCTTTGAGAACCTTTGTATAAGAAATAATCTCTCCCGGCTGATGAATGTCACCAACGCTATTGAGAATATCATTTCTCCTTGCAATAGATACTTTTCCAAAGCGCACGAACTTTCCGTTCTCATAAACGTCCTCTACATCAGGGGTATCAAAAGCAAAGTTACCCACCACCTGATTAAACGTAAGAGCCTTGTCATAGATACGCAAAGAGTACAACTCTACAAGAGCCTCAGTGCTACCAATGACAATATTCTTTGCAGTTCCTTGTTTCCAAGAAGCCGTAAGATAATTAAATACTCTGACGATAACGCCATTTACATAGAGATAAGCAAGGTTAGCGTCTGCTTCTTGAACATTACCACCGCCAAGGTCATTCTTGGTGTGTGTAGTATTTCCGTCAATAACAAAAGCTACCTTAATACGTGTCTGTTCAGGGAAGTAGGTTATAACAGAATCCGCACTACAAGCAAATTCTATTCTGTTAGCAAATATCCTAAAACCTGTTCCTGAATCCCAACAGTCAATAATAATAGTATTCTCATCAGAGCATACACCTGACTGAAATTCAAGTTCTATGGTACGACCCTTCTTATTTCCATTTGCACCAAAGTCAGTACTGAATGGAAGATAATCCTCAAGGGTCAAAGTCTTACCCGGACGTACAGTTATTCCATAACCATCTAAGAAACCGTTATTCTCATCAAGCTGGAAATTTCGGCTCCTAATAAATCGAGACGTTTGTTTTCCGTCATAAGTAGAAACCAAGTTCTGAGCGTCTTTATCTCCATTTGATTTTCCTCTCATAGAGTAAAGCACCTTACACTCATCAGCATCTTTAACATCGACACCAATACTCTCGATATGGATTTCCTTTTCAATAGAGAGAGTTCCTACGCCTATTTTTACCTTAATAGATGGCAGGTAATTTCCATTATCCAATGGAATACGTACTCTCTGTGTTCCCGAATGTTTTTGTGCAGAAACCTTCACAATCTGTGAAGATAAAGTGCGTGTCTTATTCCCACCGTCATAAAGCAGCGTAATAGTAACCTCTGCTTCCTGTCCTGATTCCTCTTGTGGAAGATAAAAGAAATAAGGCACCTCAAGAACAGAGAACTGCTTTGCAGAATTAGGAATACCCTTACCAAAACACAATGCAGGGACTGCCCTATCAGTAGCAGTTCCTTTTATGTACGTTGTAGTTATCTCAGGAGTTCTAAGTCCAAGTTCAGTATTTTCCGCCCATAAGGTTATGTCGTGCGCCCCAAAAGTATACGAGTTCTTAGGGTCAATAGTAAATTCACCCGAAGAGTTACGAATAGTCTTCGTGTAAATCTCAGGAACCCCATTGTTCATTACCTTACAGTACACAGTAGCCTCTGTACCTTGGCAATTAACACGCAAATTCCAAGCACCAAACTGAATAACACTCTCATCATAGGTCTCATCGAAAGAAAGAGTAAGAGCATATACCTTAACCGTAAACTTATAAGTACGAGTGTACTCTTGAGAATTAGTAACCTTAATCTCAACGGCATTTGTTTCTTCTGTTAGGTATTCTCCTAAATCAACGCTATAAGAGTTTGGAATAGGTGAACCGCTGGCAACAAGAACCTTAGATAAGGTAGGTATCTCTTTGCCGTTGATAGAAACAGTCATAAGTCCATTAGATGTGTCCTTATTAGCCGGGTCATCTTCCCAATAACAGTTATATGCCAAAGAAAAGATATTGCTACTTCCCTTTGACATAGTTTCTGATAGATACCTATTAACTGTTACACGAGTAGTAAAGGAACCCTTTGGTTTAATGCTATAAAAACTAAACTCTTTGAGGACGTTACTCTCAAAGCGTTGTTTATCCCCAAACCATTCCTGATAAGAAGCCTCGTCCTTAAAGAACCTAAGTGTAGTGAGCCCATTATCACCATCTTCCTTAGCAAGATACCCAAACTTAACAGAGTCTATTGTGGACAACTGCTTCTTGATAAATTCCTCAACACGCTCCCCCGAATAGTTCTCCCAAGGGGTCTTGATGTTAGGAATTTCAGTATTCTTTATATTTCCCATATTTATTGTTTATTATTTTTCCAACTGTCAGAACCCAGCCAAGGATTCTGTTTTACCCAATACCCAGCACCAAAGCAACTTTTAATAAGCTGCCATACAAGGGAGGTTCCTTGATATACTTTTGTAATAATCTTCCTCCCATAGTATATGCCTTCAATTTTCCTACCTCCAGTGTGTAACATTATGCTTCAAATGTAAAGTACAACCTATCACTTTCTAATGAGCCATTTGCTTGAAGATTGCTATATTCTTCCTCACTAAGAACCCTTGACTTTGTGGTTTCAATCGAATTAACAGTGTCCTGTAAGGTTTTAAGGTCTTTCTGCAAAGCAAATTCTGGTGCCTTTATAACCTCTACGTTCCTACCATTTACAAGTAGGAAAGAATATGCCGTGGCTACAAGTGGTTTACCCTCAATAGTTACATTTGGGTATTCTCCACCTTCTTTAAGAAGATAAAAACCCTTTGCAGAGTGGTTTCCGAAACTAACATCGTCTTTAGCGAGAACTCCGAAGAATAAATAACCCTCAGAAATAATTTCTCTTAACCGTAATCCTTGAGCCGCTGAAAGAACCTTAGTGGCATCATCTGTCTCAAGGTTATCCACGATAACAGGAAGTCCATACTTTACAACCTTAGTAGAATTTACGCTACTAAAGATAACACCCTGAAAAGATACGTACATAATGTTCTCAGGGAATACTCCTCCTTGAGCCGTGTAACGTGAATCTCCTACAAGATATTTCTTATCATTGTAAGAGTAGAGAAACCTTTTTCTCTGTTCGTCATACTCAATTAAAGAATCATTCAGGTTAGCTGGTTCACCTGATTCGATATTTCCCGAATAATCTACAAATCCGTGGAAAGGTAAAACCTTGAACTTCTGAACAACATTTACCCACAAAGAATCATTCTCCCAATTAGGGGAACTCCCAATAAATTGCTCAAGTACTTGACCCTTTGTAGTATAATAAGTTATAATAAGTCCCTGCTTTCTTAGAGTTTCAGGAATAGCCTTTCGTGCTGTATTACTTGTATAGTTTCCCGATGCTAAAGGGTACAGAATATCTACATTCAGTACATTTGTAACCTTAGTATTAAAAGCCGCGTTAATAACTTTATCCTCTTCCGTAGAGAAACCCTCTACTAAGGCATCTTTATGCAAGGTATTCTCAGTAAGAAATTTCTGTGTAATACCTGCATTAGTACTTGTTCCCCATTTGTCGTCAAAGGTTACACCCAAACTAACAGAAGAATACCGCCACTCCTCACTTCCAGCAGCCTTATACAAAATGAACAAGTGTGGTCCTGTAGGCTGTGGTATTGTAAGATGTAAGTTAGGGAACTCTCCATATAAAGATGTAAGTACAAGACCTCCCTGTTCTTTAGAGAACTTAGACGTATAATCTAAAGACACTGCAACATCTACAAGTCCACTTGCCGCAGAAAAATAAGATGTTAACTCATCAACCTTAGTATCAGTATATTCCCTGTTCTGTCGGATAATCTCATTAAACTGCTTAGTTAATTCCTCCTCAGAAAGGTCTGTCATTCGTCGCTTGAGAGTGTTGAGTGCCCTCCATAACTCATTATTGCCTTCTGCCCCAGTAATAAGAGCCGAAAGCATTGCATTTAGTTTAGCTCTAACAGTAGAGCCGCTTTCACCGTTGTTTATTTGCTGATATATCATAATAAAACTAAAAATGGCGACCCCTTATTTCAAGAAGCCGCCAGTGTCAAACAATAAATTAGGCACCAATCTTTGTCCAGTCAGTACCCTTTTTCTGTTTGTCCGTTCGGACGTAGAACTTCTTATCCTTAGTATCAGTGTACTGTGAACCTACAGGGAAGTTCTTTACATCACGAGCCAATGTGTTATCATCAGCTGGAGCACCCTCACCCGTTGCAACAGAATACATACGTGATGCGTCTGTAGGGTTAAGGATGGTCAATTTCTCAATCTTTGCCATTACTTTACCTTTTAATTCTGAATTACAGGTTGTCCATTGGCAAAGATAATAATAATTTTCTAATTACAATTCTTTTGGAATAAATAATTTAGAGAAATTCTCATCGTCCTTATATTTATCATACAGACACATCATCTTATGGGTCTGCATATTTAGGTACGCGGGTATTCCATCCGCCTGTATTTTTCGTAGAAGCCAATCATAAGTTATTTTTGAACCCCAAAAAACACCAGCAGCAAGATGAACACCTCGAACCCAATAGTCATCATGAGAATTATACCACTCCAAAAAGTCTTTATAGTCTTTCTCGTCATAGATAATGAATTTCAAGAAGTCTCCATGCGACAGATTAAGCCAGTTTTCCTCAACCATTTTATTCTTGTAGCCCGTAGAGGTACTTTTACAATCTACAACAAAAGAAACCCCATCCATTTGGAAAGGTTTAATACTCCGTGTTCCGTTGGTTTCAATAACAACATCAAACCCATAATCAACAAGGAGCTTTAACAATGGTTTCACATCTTGGCAAAGTGGTTCTCCACCTGTTAAACAAACAATGGTATTACCATATTCTTTGCACTGTTTTACAATGTCTTCCTCCAACATTTGTTTTCCCCTATTAAAGCAAAGAGCCTCTGGAGTATCACAGAAAGAACCTAAGACTTCTGCATAGCAACGGATATTACACCCTGCAAGTCTGACAAAGGTACACGGAGCACCAATGCCATACCTATTCACCTCACCCATGAAAGCTGGGTAGATTGTATTTATATCTATCATACAACAATTAAATATTCTTCTTTGGTTATTACTCTCTTAAAGTAGTGTACCCTATTAGGATAAGTTGCACAGAAATATCCAAGTGCACTAACAATTATATCTCTACTACTGCCACGTGTTTTTTCTAAAAGACTGTAAAGTTTATCCGCCCTTTCATCTACTGTTAAGGAAAGGTATTCCATAACTTTTGGACGTAACCTATGAAAAGTAAATGTACTACGAACGGCTGAAAAGTAAAGTTCCTGCTTATAATGATAGTACATTTCTGCAAGCAACATTATACCCAATACGCCTTTAGCATAAAGGGCAATTTCACAATCCCTAATTATCCTCTCCTTAGCAACAGCTATGTTTCTCTCAAGAGAAGTTACATTGGGGACTTTCTTAGAAAAGCTAAATTCGATGTGAGACCCAACTAATGCTGGGAATAACTCACGGCTACTTTTGTTCATTTTTCTTTATTTTAATTGGTTCCTTTATCTCCTCAAACTCAGCTACCTCAACAGTGGTCTCAGATTTTTCAGGAAGAGCTTTTTCAGTAGAACCACCTCCACCAAAAAGTTTCGCAAGAATACCTCCTCCGCCACTTTCACGAGCAGCACCTGTAGCCTCAACATTAATAGATACACGTTCTCTACCCATGTCAATTCTTGAAGCAACAAGACCATGTAATCTATCCATTTCAGAGGATAATCCTACATCTGGAACACCACCGTCTATCTTCTCAAATACAGAAGAACGCTTTACTCTCTCATATTGAGTATTAATGAGAAAGTCCATAAATTCCATAGGAGAAGCTGGTTTATTTGTGTCCCATTTTATACCGCAAGAATACCCCTTCTTATATAAAGGGCATTTGTCGTACATATAGCAGCTGTCACAGTTGATTCCTACACCTACTACCTCATCAACAGAAATTGTATCTCGTGACTGAACAATAAATTTATCAAATTCTTCTGACCATAAATCCATAGGTACAAGAGAGATTCTCTCTAAGTAGTAATCCCTACATTCTTCTACGTCAGCCTCTGTTTTTCTACACGTAAGACAAGTTGGATAGCCTCCCTTTTCAAAAAAAGGGCATACACATTTCTTTAAGTCCTCAATATCTTCGGAGGCCTTTATTTTGTCGATTCTTTTTTGTACACTCTCTTTCATATTGTAATTTTAGTACAAATATAACGAAATTATAGAAACTATCCAAATCACCTAACATAAGTAGATACTACCCTATTATGTAGTTTTAGATTAGCCGCCTTTAGGTATTCCTTACGAAAACCAAGCCACCCAAGAAGATTCATTTTATTAATGTTCTTGCGTTCCTCCTTTTTAGTAACTTGTTCAAAATCTACTCCTGCTTTTTCGTATTTAATCCTACGAGCCTTTCTAAGGTACTTATGTTTATAATCGAGAGTACGAAAGTTTTTTCCGTCATAATCATAGGTAGTTCCAAAGCGAACACCACCAAGCCAAGTTACAGAATCGGCACTAAAAAAGGGGTAATGCTTCAAAAGACCCAACTCTGTCCAAGCGAAACCATGTATTCTACATTTGTGTAATTTTACCAAGCGATAAATCTTGAAAGCGTTTGACTTCTCACTTTGGTTAACCCCAACATAAGAATACCTCCTACAATACTGTTTAAGCCTACTCATAGAGTCCCTCTTATCAGTAGGGTGTGACACATAAACAACTTGTATCCCAGATTTTTCAAGGGGTTCAAAAAACTCTCTATTCCATTTGTCAACAACTTCCTCCCCTACAATCATATCCAAGTCAAGATTTGCTACAGAGAATATATAGTCTCTATGTTCCTTAATCCAACTGATATACTCAGATAGATAAGGGAGCCAAAATTCCTCAGTTCTATACTTGTCAAATTCAGGGTCACTCTCGTCATACTTACCCATAAATGAGAAAGCACCCGAGTCTGTCATAAATATACCCCCTTCTGCCTTAAACTTTGGGAGCATCTTTTCATAATAGGAGAGATTCTTGCGAAGATAAAAATATGATACAAGAGTTTCTCTTATACCAAAATCGTATAATTGCTGAAAGTCTCCAGTAGAAGAAGCCGAAAAGAATAATACAGCCTTATTTTCTGAGGCTTTGTAGTTTTTTGTAAGCATTACAAACGTCTTGATAATGTAAGTACTCTACCTTTCGTTTGCCCCATTTTTCCTCATAATAGGCGAGAGAATCCTCAAACATTTGTTCCGAAATAGGCTGGTCAAAAAGGGCATCATCATATATGTCATTATTAAGGAGAGCTACTGCCTTATTCCAACAAGGTAAACAAGTGCCACACCCCTTATGCGAATGCCCTGAATAACACGTGCGGATATTCTGTATTAATTCTTTTGGCATTCCTTTTTTCAAGCACTCCTCAACCATCATAGTCTTAGTTTGACCCTTAAAAGGGACTTCAATTCTAAACTTAGAGTCTCCGAAAGGAGTGTGCTCCACATCAGTGTTCAAATATCTGAATAGACTTCGTGCTTTATTCAAAAAAGTATCAGAACAATCGGCATAGACATCTTGTCCAGTTAACCCCATGTACACTTTTGGAGCATATTGTAAAGCTATGGTAATAAGGAGTAAATTCCTATAAGGAATACAACTATCCTCATGCTCAAATTCAGTTAAAGGCAAATCCTTTATAATGAGTTTGCGCTTATACCTTTCGGGTAATTTTTGTAGGCTCTCAATTTCTCTTTGAGCATAAACTGTACCCATGTTTACATAAAGTAATTTATCGGGGTTTACTCGCCATTCTAATAGCATAGAATCAAAACCCCCTGAAAATAGTAAAACACTTTCCATAAAATTATATAATAAAAGGGAGTCTCCTTTCGGGAACTCCCTTGGTGAATAAAACCATCTCCTTAACGGGTCCTTGGACGACGACCGCCACCACCGTTGGCACTTGGACGACGACCTGTGCCTCCGTTAGCATTAGGTCTACGACGACCGCCACCACCGTTGGCACTTGGACGACGACCTGTGCCGGGACGACGACCTGTGCCGCCAGTTGCACCACCACCTCTTGAACTTGTCATACCTTTAATTTTTAAGTATTGACGACAGTATTATTTTATATAGCGATTAGCCTTAATAACCGCTTCGTTTGCAAATGTACAAAAATTATTTATACCTGCAAAATTTTTCAGGCATTTCTGAAAATAATCCTCAACTCAATAGCAGTAATACTATTATCGGCTACTTCCTGAAAAGAAGGATGCACATCTACAACAAGTCCTTTCTTAATGAAAAACTTATTACTAATAATAACCGCCTTTATTGCTTGATTAAGAGAGCCTGCTCCAATAACACGTAACAAAAGTGCCTCTTCTGGAGCATTAGCATAGGCAGAGTAAATGCTACCTGCTAACTTATTTGCGTCCGTAGAAGACTTACACCTTAGTACACGTTTTTCTTTTTCCATATTTTCTCTTAGTTAAAGACAAGTTACTTGAACTGCTTACAAAGATACGGAAAATTTATTTCTTATGAGAAGATTCTTTTTGAATTTCTACAATCTTCTCCATATCTGTTGGTCGCATAACAAGAAGATACCCTCGAGAGCCTTTTTGTTTTATAGCCACAACAGGTATTTTATTTTCTTGTTTAGCTTTTCGTTCAGTGTCCTCAAATAATGCCCACAGAGAGATTTTACCTCTTAGTTTACACTCAATGTAAAGTTTCTCATGTAAGCTATCACTATTAGTTCCATGACCACTATTACTACCTGATAATGGAACTCTCCTTGTCCCGAAAAATTCAGCAACAACCCTTTCAAGTTGCTTCCAACTTGACTTTGACGTAGGATTCTTAACAACTACATTGTTTTTCCTTACAAGTTCCTTTGACGGACGTTTCTTTTTTTCTACTTTAGCTACAGGCATATTAAAAGTATTGGAGGAATAACAATAACGACTTCTACAAAATGTGCATTATTGCAGGCATTCCAATTTTCATTACTCCGAGTGTCTTCACAGAAAAGGTTGCACATACCATTCTTAAAGAACTTGGTAATCTTGTAAACCTTTCCTGTATAAATACTCTGTATATAAGTTCCTTCCGCAAATTCGATAGGATTCTTCATACATTAGAAACTCCTCTACGTGTTAATTCTCTACTCAACATAGCTAAGACGTTACTGAATGAATCCAACTTATTAGCAAGTAAGTCTCTGAACACTTCTGCTTCCCCTAAGTCCTTGTATAGTTTAGCTACTTTAGGACTTGTTTTAGCGACCGCTTTTCTTTCCGTAACTGTCTGTGCAGAACTAAGGAGCATTTCCTTGTCACACTCTAAATCATATTCTGATTTACACTGTGCAAGTACCGCACAAGCCTCTGCATGTCTATCTTCCGTAAATTCTCTCCATGCAGAATATCTTGCAATCATATTGCCTAACTCATCTGATGCAAGGTCAGAAATCTTGGTAGGCATTGTTGGAAGACCACCCTTTGGGGCATTTAACTCTGTGAAAACCTCCCTGAATCTTTCAAGAGGATTTCTTACTACAATTTTCTTCTCCGGCATATTTATAATGATTACCTAAGTATTTACTCTTTAGTTGTAATAGAACGATAACTTTCCAACCTGCTACGGTATAAAGGTGTAAAACAATAACCGCAACATCTGTCTGTTTCAGGGCAAAATCCTCGATAGATACATTCTGGAACACATACCTCTGCAAGTACAGGGTCAACTTCTTTGAGTTTTTCAATAACTTGACCCCATGCTTCCCGAGTTTCTTTAGATGCACAACTACAAAGCCTTTTGCGTGAAATATTTATCATCGCTTGAGCATTGCAAGTCATATCCATATCATTAAGACTACCCTGTGGGAGTTCGTCTCTTGGTACAGATAATTCTCTTCTGTCTTCACGTTGAGAATGTACAAACTTCTCACACCCTTCATGGTGTCTCACCAAGTGAACAGTAACCCATTGTTTAATATCCTCCCACGAAAAATCATATTCCAACAAACGTATTGGACTATGTTCTGCAAGAAGAATTTTCTTCTTAAATGAATAAGAAGGCTCTTTATTGAGAGGAGATTTTCCAACGGTTCTTCTTGCAGCGTTCAAAACTCTCTTCCAAGAGGTAGCTTGGATAAGTTGTTTAAGCCTACTCATAGATTCTTTATTAAGAATAATGTTATATAATAAGCTACGTTTTTCCAGTCTTGGTGTAACGTGTATATAAGTATGTTAGGAACACTTCTTGGAAGATTATTTGCTAAGCAATACTTATGTATTCTCTCAATGCTTTCATTACCTAAGTAAGCATTGTTAGGTGGAGATAACTCTGAACCTAACTCTGCATAATGAACTGCCTTGTTAACATCCTCGAGACCGTTTTTATCTTTGTACCGTGTTAAATACTTAACTATGTTTCCTTGAAAGAAATTCAAGTTTAATTCAGCTATTAACTGAATAGGCTGATACGCCTGTTTTAGGTAGTGGGTTCCTCCCACTTCTTTTGGAGTTTTCATTCCTTAAAGCATAAAGTTGCAAATGGACACGTAATTGCTGCATCACAGAACTTATCTTCACAACTCCTTTTAGGAGGAGTACCCTCTTTTACACTGTCTATAACAGCCTGCATTTTTTTATCCGCAATAGCAAGCTGTTCCTCATTAATTGGCATGAGAAAATCTCTAAGTTCAGATGTGTCCTTATTAATATATAAGTAGAGAACTTTCTTAGCACCGAGTTCTCTTGCATAGAGAGAAGCCTGAAACTCATGTTTCTTAAACGGACGAAAAATAGCTTTAGAGAAATTCCAGTTATTCATTGTCTTAATCTCTAAAACAACTTTTTCTCCAAAGACTTCTTCCTTAAAAACACCATCGGCTTTACCATTCAGAAATTTCTCCTTATTAATTACAGGTACTTCCGCTTGTTCTAAGTACCCGATATTATAAAGGATATTTTGCATATAAATGTGATACCATGTACCAACATCAAAAACTCTTTGTATTGTACCCGTAAATTTCTTAGGCGTAAAATCTGAGGGAGTTTCTCCTGCTAATTCATAATACATAGACCTCTTACAACCATCGAGTAGCTGTGATGGGTGAAACACACCCTTAGCTCTACAATCAGGAGCCATAACAAGGTTGTACAGCTTATTAAATTCCGCAAAGAAAGTGTCCCTGTTAAAGTCATCACTCTCAAGGAGTGAAAGCATATTCTTTAATCCTCTACGTATCTTAATCATAGAAAAGTGTCCTACGGCAGTAATTCCGTCAGCACAGGCTTTATTGATAGCCTCAGAAACAGAAACTTTTTCTTCCGAAGAAACACGCTTTAAGATACGCCCTAAACTTGTTCTACCCATTATTATGTTATTAAATTGTGGTCTCTTTGGGAATCGAACCCAAATCTAATCTTTAGGAGAGACTTGTTCTATCCATTGAACTAAGAGACCTAAAAGAGAGACACCCGAAAGTGTCTCCCAAAATATGTAGAAGCCTACCCACTTAAAACTTCATACACAAATATATTAAAACGTTTACTAAATTCCAAATCATAATACCCTAACTTTTGTATTATTAAGAGCCGCTTTCTTTATTGCTCTACCAAGCTCAAGTGGTAACTTGCTCATGTCGTCCATTATAACAAAGTTCTTGAACATCTTTGCTGGGTCGTAAGAGTGGTAAATACAAACCTGAATAACATTCATACCTAACTGTTCGGTTTTCTTTACCATATCTCTAACATGAGACATTGCACTTTCACCTCCATAACAGCCAGCACAAGGAGCACCATCTGAAAGAATAAAGAATAACACAGGGTTGTCTGTTTGTTTACGAACTCTCTGTGCAACTTCATATATTGCAGTTCCGTCTCTATTTTGTGCTCGTGCATCTACACTTCCAAGTGAGAATTTAGGGGCATAACCTTTTTCACGATAAACATAAAGTTCCGTAGAGTAACTTCTTTTCATGTCACCCGAGTGTCCATAAATAAAAAGGTCCACATTACCAATATCTTTCAGAGCTTCATTTATTAAAACCGCAGTATCTCTTGCTGCTCGTATTCGTTCTCCTGACATTGAACCACTCTCATCAATAAGAACACATACAGAAACATTATCAGTCTTAACTTTACCCTCTCGAACATAAACAGTTGGAACTCCTTGAAAAGCGTCTGCAAGTTTATTAGTATCGAGAACTCCACTTCGCATAGACCTATGAATTAACTTGTAATCCGCATTATGTCCTTTTAGAATCTTAGATATTGCAGGAATAAATTTCCTTATCCTACTGTAAGATTCCATATATACTTTCTGATTGTCTGGAGACTTAAAGAAGAAAGTATCTTTGGCAGTACCAACCTCTGCAACACCCTCACAGATTTCTCCGAGTAATTCAGAATCCGCTTTAACCGCACCTGCAAGGTCTGATGCAGATAAACCTTTCCCACCACCTATGGATGCTGGTGCAGATTTTGGTAAACCTCCAAGTTTACTAAGTGCATCTTCAATCTCCGCAGAATCTTCCGCAAGACGTTTTTCTGCTCGAGCGTCAATTTCTTTTTCAGACAACTCTGTACCTGTTCCCGATTCAGATGAGTCTCCTTTAGATTTAGCTTCCTCCTCTTTCTTGCGTTCCTCTTCCTTGTAAAGTTCCTTGATAATATCATACACCTTATATGAGGTTCTAACCGCTTCCTCAGTAGTCTTAGGATATGGAAACAATACTTTCTTTATAGCAAGAAGATAATGCCCAAACTCAATAACCTCTTCCTCTTTGATATATTTAGGGTATCTAATAAAGGATAAGAATAAATTAAAGAGCCGTTCAAAAGGAGTTAGTTTTGCCTCTTTCTCTCGAGGAACTACAAAATCTAAATAGTATTGGTCAAAGAAATAGTATTTAGATTTCTCAAGAAAGTTAGCAAGTCCGGGTTTATGTTCTCCACATAAACGTTCTATACGTTCGTCTTCAATAACGTTCCATATTTGCCGAGTGACTTTTCGAGTAACCTTAGCTAACCATGTTAAATCCGTATATAAAAGGTGGCAACCCTCATGTATAACAACTCCAAGAAAGGTATCTAATTTTTCTCCTGTTGAAAGTTCGGGGTCATCAAACATATTAGTGCTTGCATAAACCGTCTTTCCGTCAGTTGCCGACATTGCATCTTCGCCAGTTGTAATTTTAATGTTGACCTTAAATGGAGGGTCCATTACAACTATCATATCCCGAGCCAATGAATAAGCTCTTTTAATAAGGTCTTCCTGTGTAGGTGCCTCTAAGAAATATGCAGAATAACTTTCGTCCTTTTCAAGTTCTTTCTCCCAACCAAGACGACCCTTAGTTCTTTTATGTACGTAGGTTTCTCCGTCTCTGTCAAACCAATCTTCATACAGACCATCGATAACCTCATCTGTAAGAACAATACTTTTATCTACTTCCATAATCTAATATGTTATACGAAACAACTCTTTCTTATAATACCCTGTGGCAAGGAGACGTTTCTTCTCCGCCTGTAAGATAGGAAATGTTCTACCACTAAGAAGAACTTTCCCATCATACCATAGCTTACCATAAAATGATTTAGCACTCATATTACCTCGTCATTAAAAGTTTACTAATTACTCCTCGTTCTCCGTCAACTCGAGTACCCTCGAACAAAGGAAGAAACACCAACTCCATAGCTCTAAGAGTAGTCCAACCATCGGCAACAAGTTCCGCAGCCATTAGAGTTTCACGTGTTGAAAGAGAACAAGATATTTCTTGTTTCATATACAAAGAACGCACGTTATTTGCTACCGCTACAATGTGCTTAGCAACTGATGCGTTAACTTTACATCTTCTAACCAAAATACTTTCTTCTTTGTCTTTGGGCATATAGTCAAGTTCCAAAGGAAAGAAACGATTAACAAGTGCCCTATCCATAGACATTGTACCTGTATATTCTGCACCAACATTAGCCGTTGCAATAAAGCAGCAATCATCATGCACCTTAATTGCTCGTAAGTCATCACCTCCTGCAATTTCTACAGGTAGTGTTCTTCGACTATCCAAGCAAGGAAACAAAATATTATTTGTAGTTACAGGTGCTCGAGATAACTCATCTAATAGAACAACACCCGGTTTAGAAATATCTTCCGTAAATTTAGAGTAGTCAAAAGTAGAAACTCCGCCTTTCTGTAAGCGATGAACTCCAAGCAATCCTGCAACAGGGTCATACATAGAACCCATATCGTACACATGGCAAGGAATACCTAATTTCTCACAAGCAAGTATCACTAACTCAGTTTTACCACTTCCAGTGGCACCTATCATCATGGTGTTTACCTGATTAGTAATATTTCTAATAAGTAAGTACCAATCATCTGGGTTTACATAGAACCCGTCTTTCTTAATTGTAGGACATGAAAGACTACTGTTCTTTTTCATCTTAGCTAAAAGAGTACTTCCTTTAGTAGGAGAATCTTCAAGTTCTTCGTCATCAAGAAATTCCGCAGAGGAACTTCCACTAACTCCAAGATATTCTTCGTAGGCTCTTTGCATACCCTCTGGAGGTCTATGTGTATCTATGCGATACTCGTCGTCTCGAAGACCTAATGGATAAATGTCACCTGCCTCATAGTAAGATGTTCTTTCCTCTAAAGAACCGCTACCAAATACTGTCCCCAATGGGTACATGGAACGAATAGCCTTGTCAGATTGAACATTGTACGTCTGATTAACCTCTGTACCACTTTCAAATGTTTGCTTTGCAAGTGGTCTTAGACGATTACGTCCTTTTTCCGCCATCGTCTTGAAAAAATAATACTTTGTCATAGTGGGTATGAAATCTATTAATTTATGTTCTGATTTTCTAATCTGTAAATCATATCTTCCGCATCATTCAGGGTAAGGTTCTTTTTTAGAACCCTTTTACGATAAAACTTCTCGTTACTGAAATGAGAAACTTCCACAACCTTGAAGCCTCCACGAAATTGCTTCTTCATAAAGTACCCGTCAATAATACGGTAGGGTTTATATGAATTTTTCATAATGTAAAGATACGCAATTTTAGGGTATTTTCCAAATCACTCTTTATTAGCCTGTTCAATAAGAAATTGTAAGTCTTCGTATGTAAGAATAGCAAGTGAATCTTTACTCTTCTCAAAATCTATAACAAAGATTGGTATTTTACTTCCTGCACATTTTTTACGTAGTACTCTCCAATCTTTTAGTGCTATGGAATAAGATTCCTTACTTGTGGTTTTAGCTTCAACTTCACAAAAATCTGTAACGACATCATTTTGTCCAAAAGTAGCACCCGAGTTTATTGTAGCATACCCTTTAAGTTGTTTGGCAATTCTACTTTCCTGTTTATGAGAACGCTCTCGAGTAGTTTTACCCTCATAGAGTTTCTCCAAGTACTTAAACCTCTTAGTCATCGTCCTTACTTTTTAGATTTAACCGCCCTTTTGTAGAATCTTCTATGAGATTACCATCCTTAAGTAATTTCTTAGCGATTTTATCTCTAACTCTCCAAAGGTTACGTAATCTATTATCCATTTCAGTGTACCTTAAATATGGATAAGATAACCTAAGAATGAGGATAACCTTTTTAAGGTCGTCCTCATTTATTGTTACTTTCTTTGTCATACGTCATCAGTGTTTTCGTCCATTTGTTCATACACCTCTTTCTCTAAAGATTTTAATTGCCCATTAGAAATAAGGGTATCCACAAAATTATCCATACCACTAACTTTAGTATCTCCATAAGAATACCATGCACCTTTACGTTCAACAAGTCCGAATTTCATTCCAAGGTCAACAATCTGCCCAGCCGAATCCGTATGGAAAGCCTCAACATTTCCATAGTTGACAAAAGCATAAAAGAAATTAGCAGACCTACCATTTATTCCGCACTTATTCTTAACGCAATCAATAGCAACATTACGACCTACGGCAATATCACCCTCATCAGTCTTACCGTTAATTTTCTTCAAGGCCTTGAACTTAACTGATACCGATTTTGTACGCTTTAGTTGTTCTCCATTACGTACAACCTCTGGGTCTCCATAAGCAATACCTGTTTTTTGGTAAGCTGAGTTAATGACTAAAAGAGTTGCCTCTTTATGTGGATTTCCATTCATAGCCGATTGGAACTTACGGAACGCCTTATTCCAAAAACGTGCTCCCGAAGCCATTTGTTGGTCTTCCATAGATTTTTCAACCTCATCATCAGTACCAACTGCCGAAAGACTATCAAAGACAATAAGGCTGATGTTCTCATCAATTAAAAGAGACTGAACAATATCCACACACTCTGTTAATAATGTAGGACGAATTAAAATAAGTCCGTCATTATCAATGCCGAATTTTGCTCCCCAATCTGGAGTATAAGTTGCTTCAATATCCACAAGAGCAACTCTACGAGCAATAGGTTCCTCTTTAGGTTTGTAACCTCTACGGAGTTTATAACCCTCTATCTCTTTTACACCATCGTCTCCTGAATATTCAAAAGACTTAAATGCTCCTTGTTCATGGTTTGCCCAATCATAATGCTGAAATTGTGCAATAGCATCATAAGCTGTATAACTTTTTAGAGAACCATTTTCTCCGTAATGTTCTATGACACGTCCTATTGGAAAACCGCCACAAGTAACGTAATTATACGCAGGAATGCTACTAAGAACTTTTCTGCAATTAGGTAACGTAGATGCTGAGTGAATAACACCATCACCCATTGTGTCCCTAAATTTCTTTAACATCGAGTTCAAACTCGACAATGTACCTTTAGCCATAGTTACTCAAAATTAAATTCCCTCTCATTTGTAAGGGGTTTATCTGAAATGATTGAAAGATTGTTCTTAAGAAAAAACATAAACGTTTTCTTATTATAATAAAATGTCCGCTTTCCTGAACGAGTTACTAAATAGTAACCTCCGTGTATATCGTCTTTTTCGTATCGGTCTATGGGATAAAATCCATTTTGTTGCCAATGTTTAACCCAAAGACGTGGAGCCGTAGGAAAGTTCTCAACATCATAACTCTTTAAGTGCATAGCGAGCTAATTAATGTATAATCAAATCTATCTGGGTATGAAAGAATATCATCATCTTTCATTTCTCCCCAATTCAAAATTATCTTACCGTCTGCAAGAAGAGGAACGTCCAGTTTAGTGGTATTCTGCATACAGTCAATTACCACCCTTTCGATTTCTCGCATTTGGTCTATACGTGCTTCAATGAGAACCTCATCATGAACCTGCAAAAGGAAATGTGCGTCAAGGTGTTCCTCAACAAAACGCTTTGTCATTGCAAGCGTAGCACGCTTAACAATATCAGCACCTGTTCCTTGGATGATGGTATTTACTGCTTGACGTAACTCTCCAAAGTATTTCTTCTTATCAATACCCATGAAAGGGTTTTTAGCAGCCTCAGACAGTACACGTTTTCTACCAAAAAGATTTTTAACGTACCCATTACGTTTGGCAAAATTCTCCGTAGCAGTTTTCCAACGAGCAAAGCCAGCATAAACTGTATGATAAGATTCAATCATTTCAATAGCCCTATCCTTACTAACCCCAAAGGTCTTCATGTACTTATCGGGTCCCATACCATAAAGAACTCCAAAGTTAAGTACTTTTGCTTGTTTACGAGTAAGTCCACAAGCAGCAGCAACCTCACCGTGTGGGTCTCTTCCGTTTAAGAAGATTTCCATAAACTTAGCGTCCTTACTCATGTGTGCCATTACACGCAATTCCAACTGTGAATAGTCATAATTAATAAAGACATATCCAGGTCTTGGTATGAAAGCACACCTTATTGGAAAATCATGATTATTCGGCTGGTTCTGTAAGTTAGGGTTACTTGATGCCATTCGTCCTGTACGTGTTCCACAACTATTTAAGTCTCCACGTAGAACGTTATCATCGTCCAACATTTCAGGAATAGGTTTCAGATACCCCGATATTAATTTCTGTAATTCAGAATAAGCTAATAATGCCTTACCAATAGGATAACCCATTTCCGCCCATTCTGCCGCAGAATTAGTATCTGTACTTGGAGCACCCGATTTAGTTCTACTAATAACAGGCAACTTTAGCTTGTCAAAAAATACGTGTTGTTTCTGTGGGTTTGAATTAAGATTAAACACACACCCAGCTGCCTCAAAGATTGCATTCTGATAATCAATAATCTCAGTTTCAGCCCTAACACACATATCCTCAAGCAAAGCCTTATCAATAAGTACACCCCTAATTTTTGCGTCCCTAAGAACGTCAATCATAGGAATCTCTATTTTATCGTGTATAGCCCACGCATCTTTATCCATGAGAGGCTTATACTTATAGAATACTTGAGTTTCCCAATAAGTATCTTCACCTGCATAAGCAGCAAGTAAAGGTAATAAATGGTCTCCTTCGGTTGCCCAATCAATTCGATTCCATTTTTTACCACAAATTTTATCAAAGGTCTGTTTTTCGTAACCAAAGTCAAGTAACACCCTTTTTTCAAGTTGCTTTTCAGCAGCAGGGTCCACACAATGTATCATAATGAGAGTATCTGCATAAATACTGAAATTCTCATCTTTGATTCCATTCATAACATTAATCATGCTATCGTATTTAGCATTATGTGCTATGAGCTTGAACTTTGAAAAATTACGGTTACATACTCTGGCAATTTCTTCCATTGGAATACCCTTTGCGAAAAAGTAATCCGTTGGAACGAAACACGGAGACACCCCTTTCTGGTGTAAAGACAGACCCAATGGGAGTGCATCATACTCAAGGCCAGTAGTTTCCCAGTCAAAAGTAAGAACCTCTCCCTGTTTAAGGGACCCAAAGAACTCTTCTAATTCTTCAATGTCACTTAAAAGATTAACGTGTCCTTTATGTACTTTTAGTTTTTCCATAAGCTATTAAAGGGAGACACCTTTTTAGTATCTCCCTCCTACATTTTTATTCAGCACTTGTGTAACCTCTCTCGTCAATCTCATCTTCCGTAGGTGGTTGACAAAGTTCCTCTGCGGACGGTGTTTGTTCGTCCCAATCAAGAGGCTTCATCTTACGGTCAGAAGAATCAAAAGCCTGTTCAAAGTTATAAGAAGAATCCTTACCACTACCTGAACGAGTTACCTCAAAAACCATTTCAGTAAGGTCTTTACCCTTCTTATCAACAATCTGTTTCAACTGCTGGGCAATGGTAGAACCAACTTTCCAAATCTTCTCAATAGGAGTGTCATTGGTAAAACGTTTCTTATCCTTGTCCCAACTTCCTCGATAATCGAGAATCTTGAAAGCAGCTTTCCAAGTTTGTTTAACACCCTCAGAACAAAGAACACAATGTCGTCCAGTGTTCAGCTGGCATGGAACAACTGTCCAGTTACCTTTCTTGTCCTTAACTTGATGTGCATCATAGCAATATGGCTCATCTTGTAAGAACTGAATGATTGCAGTTTCATCTGACTTCAACCAAAAGTCTCTGACCGCATTTTCAGCAGCCTCTTTGTTAGCTGCGATGTCAGCTTGACGTTTTGCAACTGCACCCCATCCTTGAGTACTTCTTTCTCTACGAGATTCATCTGAACCTCTGCGCCTACTACGACGCTCTTCACTTCTTGGCATAATTTTTAATCTTTAATTTTAATAATGTCATTGCATTGACTTAACACAAATATAATGTATTATCCGTGATATTCCAAATCATATAGAAGACACCTCAGAGAGAACCTCGTCTCTCATTTCAATATAACCGTCCCAATTCATTCCCATTTCCATAGAATAAACTACATAGTCCGTACTATTATTAAAAGCGTCCCTTAGTTCTTTTGATGTACAACTACCCGGGTCTTTTTGAGTATAAGGTACAAGTAAAACTTGTGTCTCATTCTTTAAGTGAAAATGAACTAACTCTGTTCCTCTTCTACCTGCTTCGTCATTATCAAGCGCAAGATACACTCTCTTAAACTTTGAGAGTTCTTTTAGCTGCCACTCACTAAGACTAACACCCATTAAAGCGCAAGAATTTAACCCTGCCTGATAACAAGCCCAAACATCAGATTGTCCTTCAACAAGAACAACATAGTCCTCCTTATGATTTAAGTTGTAAAGGTACTCTTTTTTATTGAAACCCTTACTATTTTTAACCCTACGAGTTTTTGTGTACCACCTTTGCTGATAACCGAGTAGTTCCATAGGTCGGTCAAAGTCTTTGTAGTAAGGAATTAATATTCCTCCGTCCTCTGTTGTACCAACCCTAAAATGTTTTAGCGTTTTTGCAGATAATCCTCTTTCCAAAAACTCCTCTGGTGGGTTATTAAAATCCCACATAACATCAAGGTCAAATTCTTTTCTTTCAGGGGCATAATCCGTAAGGTTAACACTATTCATTGCCTCAAAGTAATTTACTCCAAAGCGAGTAGTTAGTAACCTTACTAAATTACCATGACACCCACAACTAAAACATTTGTACCCATTTATGTTAGGTGTAGCAAAGAAAGACATTTTTCCGCTTCCGTCAGGGTGGTTTTCTCTAAAGGGACATTCCATGCGTATTTGTCCATTACTCATTACCTGTGGTGAGTAATCTGCAAATACTGACATTAAGTCTACAGATTTACGACTTAGCTTTGGCATTGTTCTTTACTTTTCTAAGTAACTCTGTCACTTCATGGGTCTCATCAGTATTAGCGTCTAAAGACTTTTTGGTCTCCTTTAGTGAGTCTTTAGTAGCAGATAACCCCGAGTTAAGAGTTGTCATAGTTCTCTGTAAAGCAGGAAAGTTCTGCTGCAACTTAATTACTGCCTCACGTAGCTTAATACTGAACCTTGTGTTATTAACAATAGCATTATACAATCTCAAACCCGAAAATGTATGTACTATAGCTAAGATTAATAGCACCCTAATATAAAAGGTGTACTCTCCATTGGTTCCTCCATAAATAAATGGAGTTATTAAAAACCAAATGACCCCAAGTAAAAGACACCCGAAGAAAACCCAGATGCCTATAAGAACATATTTATTTTCCATAAATCAAGATGATATCTATTGTTAGTGCAATCTCGTACAACCTCGTGGACAGTTCTTCCGCAGCTTTGTATTTTAGCTGCAAGGAGGTTTCCGATTTTGTTAATGTCTTTAATTCTGCCTATCTCGTCAACTCTTAGAGCCGTTGCTCCAGTAGTAACTTCCACAACAATATGTTTGCTACTGTCATAATCGTAGGCACCATATAAAAAATGAACTCCCTCATAAATGATTATTCCTTCGTAGTTAAAGAAAGCAGCGGAGTTAGTAATCTGAGGAATGCCCCTATTGGAATGAAGCTCATATATTGGAAGACTCCAAACTCCCATTTCTTTTATAACTTCCATTGCATTAAGTTTAATAAACCTGTAGTGTTTCTATTAGTAAGATTGCATCTGTATTTTACGCAATTATCATTAACCGCTGTGGCAAAATAATAATGCTTAGCCTCAATAAAAGGTAACGCAAACCACAAAGCATCTTCTATAGTGTAGTAATTTTCTTCAATAAGTTGTAAACCTGTAGAAGCCTCGCTAACTGTAAGGTATTGAGGCTCCTTCAAGTCTCTATGTATAATGAACGTCCACCTCCACATGGTAAAGTATGCAAATACCTCAACGTCACATAATTTTCCATAAGGTGCAGACCTCACACTTCCAATACCATTGGAAAGAACAAAGTTAAAGTTCTTTTCTTTCGGGTTCCTTGGGTGTATCATCAGCTGGCAAAGTTATTGATTGGGTCATATTATCCAGATTATTCTGAAAGACGAGAGTAGTTCCACTTATTACACGTCTGCCCTTAACAACTTCCATGCCTACTAAATCGTGAAACTTCATATCCGCATCTTGAAACATTCTAATAGCTACATCAGAATCTTGTGCATAAGAAGATGAGTACGCAAAATCATCTTGTCCGTCAAGTGCGAATTTAGAGCCTGTTTTATTTGCTCCTCGTTTAAGCTGTGTGGTGTTAATAATTGGAACCTTAAAGTTCTTTGCAAGACGCTTTAGATTACGAGTAACATACACAATCTTCTCCCAACCCTCTTGCATTTTACCTTCCATAAGATAAGAGCCGTCAATAAAAACGGCTGACGGTTGATAAAGTCCAATATAAGTTGTGAGTTCATCTATTGTCTGACAGCTATAGAGAATACGTATTTTAGACCTAACAGATTTCAGAGCCTCAAGTCCTTTGTAGTAACGTCCTTTTTCACGTTCCGTAAGTGTTCCTTCAAGAAAACGAGAATAAGGAAGCCTAAACTTTATACAGTCGAGACGCTCCTTTATTTCTTCCTCACCCATTTCATTTGTAATAAACAAAATGTCTCCATAAGAATCTCCTGTGATTTCCTCCTTTTCAGTAAGAACTCCTGCAAGTAGGTAAGCAAGAAACACCAAGAGCCAACTTTTTCCTTGTCCTGCTCGACCACCAATAGTTATCAAATCTTGTTTACGATACCCGAAGAAAGTTTTATCCAAATCATCAGAACCCATACTAAGATACGTAACACCAAGAGATTTCATTCTCTCTTCATAGTCCTTAATACGTAATTCTACATCATCAGAATAAAGAGTGTCCTTACTCTCCACAGAATCTACTGCAAGACTTGCAACAAGTTCTTGTAGGTCGGAAAGTTTCTCACGTGGGTCGTCTTTAACCCCTTTCAGAATACGAGGAACCTTATCAGATAAGCACGCAAATATGTATCTCTCCTTTAATAGGTTCAAGTAATAAACAGGTCTGGAATCTACATGAGAAAGGTCTAACTTAAAGCGTTCTGAAAATGCCTTAACACCTATCATTTCACCATGTTCCCTATAATAGGACATTATTTGGTTGTACTCTCGAACCTCAACACCATCGAGCCATTTTTTCTGAATAACAGAAAGGACCTTATGGTCTTTTCGTTTCAGACAGGCAATAAAAAGTTCCTCTGCTATTGTCATTTAAGAAATCTCCTCTTATTTTGAGAAAGAATCTCCTTGCGAAAATCCTCACCTCTCACACATATTGGAATAGTAGCTTCACGCATAAGACTTGCGATGTCTTCTGAAAAAACAGACCTAACATATTTGGGGTCTGTATTAGATGCAAACCATATCGGCTTATTCATCTGGACACGAAACCTTATCATAGATTCCATAACTCGCTTAACTAAGTCTGGAAGATACACAGGCTTTCCGTGTTCGTCTATGTTCTTACCAAACTCATCAATACCAAGAAAATCTATGTTCCTAAGAACGTTGTTAAGTTCTTTTTTATCCTCATCTGAATACCATGAGCTTGTGAATTTATCAACAATTTCATCCATAGAGTAAATACGAACTTTACAACCCTTACCAATCAACTCCTTAAAAGCACAATTCATTAAGTGAGTTTTTCCTGTCCCATTAGAACCCCAAAGATACAAACCAAGTCCTTTAGAAGCGGCTTGTTTGTATCTCCGTAGATAAGACCTAACTTGTCGAAGAGCCTCCATGTCATTTACAAAGTCATCAAGTTCCTTTGAATGCCAAGAAGACTTTATTCCGCAATAAAGGTAGTATTCTTTTGTTTTATTATCCATAATTAAAAGTCAGAATCTTCACTATCGTCTATATCTCTCATGTAGTCCTTAGACCCCTTAGTAGGTTTAGTGAGTTTACCAAAAACTTCGTCTTTCATACAAGCTACAGTAGTCATAGTTGGTAATCCTTTCGGTCTGTACTCATCATAATTAAGCGTTCCATAAACTATAAGCGCAAATACTGTATGCCTATCATAAGCCTTTAGCATATTGCTTGTTTGGAACTGTTCTGTTTTAGACCTAAGAATATAAACTTCCCCACCCGTATAAACCTCATAAAGTAGAGAATGTAGTTCCGTAAAGTCACCCGGACGCATTTTATCCACACCCTTATTAAGGTAGTGGTCTATCTGAGAACGTATGCTCCTAACACGAGAGAGAACCTTAGCAGACTTAGATTTGCCATACCTACGTAATTCTTTTTCAAGCAGCTTACAAGCATTGTCAAATATGGAGTTCTTAACCTCAAATGGAAAGAACTTACGTCCTCGTAATTCTCCAAGACAGATGTTATCATCTGAATCAAAGAATATATAACCCTCATCTTCAAGTTCATTTAGAGCCTTATCGACATCATCAACTTTAGCATCTAAATCTGACCAATCAGAAAAATGGTCGAACAAGTCTTCGTATTCTCCAGCATAAACAACATATCTGACACCCTCGTCATCAGCTTCAAGAGCCGTAGCATTAGACATCAACGCCAGTAATAGCAAATACTTAAAATCTACTATGTTTGCAATAGGAAAATCTTTTCGTAGTCTAAATAATATGTTCATTACTTGTCATCTAAAAGGTCCTTAATTTGTACCTCAAGTTCCTTTGTCACAATTTCGTCTCCAATTTCAAGTGTATGCTTAATGTGTGCAACTTCTTCGGGAGATGGCTCGATAGGTAATGTAACTCCAACAGTTACTTTTGCACTCTCATAGTTACCTAAATTTTTAGTGACCGATTTCTCGTAATAAACATTGCATTGTCCCTCTCTCAAAGAGGTAACAACATCTGTATGTGCTTCTTTTACTTTGGGCATAGCTTTTTACGTTCTTCGTTAAAAACTTTATTTATCTTCACAAGTAGAGATTGCTCGGGTTTTTTGTAACCCGGAATCTCCGCAACTAAATCAATCAGTGACTTAGCCAAAGAAATGGGATAATAGCGAACACCCTTAAATCTAAGGGGAGCAGTAGGAAATACTCCTGTGCGCTCATACCTGAGAATGGTATCTCTTGATTTGCCTACCATATCAGCAAGACCCTTAATAGAAACGGTATCAACTAATATCCCATTTACCTTAAATGTTTTCTTTTTTACTTTCATTCAGGAGAATCACCCATTTTGTCTTTGAGTTCTACAGAGAAAGCATAAGTTTCCTTACTCTTATAAATGCGTGCAAGTACCTCATCAGAGATTTTACCTGCATTGTAGAGATTCTCAATAACGTCCTCTCGAATAGTAGGAACTTCCTCTATACATTCCTCAAGACCGTTCTCTTTAAGAACATCTATTGCTTCGGGAAGAAGAACTTTACCTACACGGAGGGTCTGTTTAAGATGTACTTCCACATCTGCATGAGGAAGAACTAACAGACGACTTCCCGATTCAGTAATCCTTCCTGCTGAAACAATAGCAGCCTCTAAAGGTTTACGGCATTCCTTACACTGTGCCTCAAGTTCCTTGATAGCCGTCTTTTTATTGGCATAATCAATTCCCTTAAGTGCGAGTTCCTCATTAGAGAGGTCCTCATAAGATTTCTTCTTAGGCATGGTTAACCGTTCAAGTCTGATTTAACCTGAGAAGAAATCTTGAAAGCGATTGTCTTACTTTCAGGAATATCCACCTTAGCACCTGTTGCAGGGTTAACACCCTTACGAGCAGCCTTAGTTTTCAACTTGAACTTTCCGAATTGTGGAAGAGCAATCTCATCACCATTAGCCACGGTAAGGATAATAGTGTCTGTAATCTTTGATAGAACTTCCTTTGTTTTCTGCTGAGAAAGTGATGTACTTTCAGCAACATTCTTAATAAAATCTGAGTACTTCATAATTTAATATTAATGTAAATAAAAAGAGCCGAGCAATATTACCCGGCTCAAATAGTTGTCTTAGTCAATTCGCTTAATCTTAGTATGAACCTCTGGGTCGAGAACTTCCTCGGTATCATCATCGTAAGCAATAGTTACCTTACCCTTCTTGATTGAAGATACCTCACCGTCGAACCACTCCTGATTGTCGTCGTCCCACCATACTGAAACACGGTCGCCAACTTCAAGGTCATCTACGTCAACAAGGTTCTCTTTCTTCTTAGACTTTGGAGTTTTCTTCTTTGGTTTCTCCTCCTCTTCCTCATCGTCATCATCAGATGAGTTGTCCTCAGAACCACCAAGAGCCTTAGCAATCTTAGCTGCCATCTTGTCAATGTCAGCATCTGCGTCGTCCTCGAACTTATCAACAAGGTCAGCTACTGCATCTTCATCAGCATCGTCTGTAAGTTTGCAGATAGCAGCGATAGTCTTCTTCTTGTTCTTAGCACCACTGTCAAAGTCCTCAAGGAGGTCAGCTACCTTATTGGTAAGGTCGTCAGATGTTTCTTCCTCTTCCTCATCAGAGCCGTCTTCATCGTCATCGGACTTACCTCCGTCAGCCTGTGCATCAAGGATAAGACCACGCAACTTCTTGTTTGTGTTCTTACCGTCATAGTCGTTAGGGTCAATCTCAAACTCTTTCTTGAGAATGTTGGTGAGTTCCTTAGCACTCATTTCCATGAGTTCATCTTCGGTGTACTCACGAGCCTCTTCGTCCTCCTTAGTCTCTGCCTTAGATTCCTTAGCAGGGGTCTTCTTTGCAGGCTTCTTAGCAGGAACCTCCTCAACAGAATCATCCTCAACTTTACCACCTGTAGACTCAAAGTCTCCCATACCTACAACAGGCAAGAACATTTTACCCTCGTGCTGAATTGCATCAACTTCAACACCTGCTGCGAACTGTGCTACCAAAGTAGCTGCTGGTTTAATTTTACCAATCTTCATTTTATTACGTTTTTATTGTTTGACTTTTGTACCCATTATATAGGTACGTGTTTTAATTAAATTTACGATGTAAAGATACGATATTACGTATAAAATTCCAAATCACAAAGTTATTTCTTTTAAGGTAACTACTACGTGCTCACACCCATACATAGTGTATAAAGACGTGCCCGGAGTAATTGGAGTTACCTCAAATTTGAGACCTTTTGGCATATATTCAGACATTCTCAAAAGCACCGTCTCATAGTCAAGCACTTTTAGAACGTCTCCAACCTCAAGGTTAAATAACTTTGTGTAATCCTCTCTTGTAGATGTAGAGGAAAGAACAAGTTTCTTATTATACATATTTCAGAACCGCCCAAAATTTTCTATTAAACAAATAATTCATATCAGAAGAGTTCTGTATAGCTTCTTGTTCAAAGCAAGTTGTTTCTCTAATTTCAGAGAAAGCCCTTGTTTCAGAGAACACCCATTTACACTTACGCAAAAAATCTACTCCATAAAGAATAGTAGGAATAAAAGGAACACCTAAAACATAAGGTAATGGGTTAAACCACTTATTAACCTCCGCAATAATAAAGAATATCATTAAAGGTAGGCTAATAGTTAAGTGTATATCTCTTTGTTGTGTTACGTGTATTCTCTCATGATTAAGCGTTTTAATAACGTCCTGAGTGTCTAAGTTCAAATGTGACCTAACAAAAAAGAACGGATAAAACGCCCACGCATTATATGGAAGCCATGGAACAACTATTGGAAATCCTCTTGCAAAACCTCCGAAAAGGATATTAAGGAAAGAAGATAACCCTGCAAGATATTTGTTAGGATATTCCTTTCCGTTATTATCTGCATACGTGGTTTCAGTTTCTCCTCGTTTGAGTTTTCCTTTTCGTTGCAGCGTTAGCAACCTACGTTTAGAACGTCTCTCATCACTTGTCATGTTGTTCCTCCTTTTCCTCTTTTACAAGGTCTTCATAATGAGAGAAGATACCTGTCGATACAAAGAAGCTAATAACAAAGAACCACAAGTAAACAGGGTTCTTAAAAACATAAGCAAGTCCAAAAGGTAACGCCCATATAATAGTGAACATTATAGTCTTGCAAATTTCTCGTGTTATTAATAGTGTCATAATTAAATTGATTTTGTGCATACAAAGATACGTAACAAGTAATTTATTTCCAAATCACAATACTGTACCTATTGTTTGTAGTGTACGTTCACCCTTAAAGTCCGCATTTATTTTTAAGAACTTCTTAGCGTTGTTATAAACCGCATAAGTTATTGGGCAATCGTCCAACAGATATAACCCCACAGGTGGTTTCTTATCCTTGTGTAGTCTGGAGATACGACCAATAGCCTGCTCGGTATCTTTCATAGGAAGATGAATGATAAGAGTATCTAATCGGTCAATATCAAGACCCTCTTTGGCAAGCTGTGTAACTCCAAAAATTAGGGGACAAGTACTTTGCAGGTACTTCTCATCCTCATCTGAACGTTCATTAGTCTCTGAGACAATAAGCATGGGACGGTACCTCGCAAAATACTTGTGCAACGCTTTAAGCACATCCTTTCTTTTAGAGAGGAAGAGAACGGTGCGCCCAGCATCGAGACACTTCTGTATTAAAGAAATAGTTAGCTTCCTGCGAGCAGAGTTCTCGTTCAAGAACGAATCAACGACTGAATAGGATAGCTCTGACCCACGTTTTAGACAAGCCGCGATTTCTCTGTGTGCAGTTTTTGTTATCTCCCCTTTCTTCATACGTTCCTCTGATTGGAAGCGTAAAGTATCGTCTGGAACGTATGAAATAGTTTTCTTTGTTTCAACATAAGAATACCCAATAGAATCTAAGAACTCTGTAAAATGAGTATAGCTTTTATTCTTAGATATTATGTTATTTACTTTAACCCCTGTCCTAACGGCATAAACACAAGGACGAGGAAATCTGTTTTCCATTTTTAGGTGTTCCCCAAAATGATACCTAAGTATTCTATGTACTCCATCGGTGCGTCTAAAAGTAGCCGTAAGAGCAGTTCTATAAGTACTTGGTATTTCCTCAAGTATTGGTAAGTAAACAGAAGCTCCAATTCTATGAGCCTCGTCAAGAATTGTATGCCCGATGTTATTAACAAGCTCTCGTGGTAAAACTCTACAAGTGAATAAATCCATAACCACGATAGTAAAATCTCTATCCGTAGGCATTACATCGTCCTTACTTGTTAAGATAACACAAGAGGCTGTAGTCATTGCTTCAATAGAAGACTTCCATTGTTTTGCCAAATAATACGTTGGTACAATTACCATAGACTGAACACCTCTCATGTAAGCAAGGTATATAGCCATAACAGTTTTACCATTTCCGCAAGCAGCTTCAATTAAGATACCCGTATTATCGTGCAATTCCTTAGAATGGTTATTAAAAAACTCTTCCTGATAATCTCGCAATTTAATATTGCAAATATACTTTGTAGGTCTCCCATCATGAGTTCTTAAACTTGTAGGTTCCCCAAAGTAATATCGTGGAAGAATATAATCCGAACCTTCTTTTTTAAGATAACAAATACATGGGTCCACTTTTTTGTAGAACCTTCCCTTACCAAAACGCATCATGTTAGCATATTCTGGATTCGGTAAAGTAAGAGAGGCTTTTATGTCCTCAATATTTTCACCTCGTTTAAGGAGTTCGGATTCCGAAATTCTAAGATTGCTGGCGTATTCCATCGGGCAATAACATTTAATAGTTTTATATAATATATAATATATAATATATAATAAATTAGTGTCCGAGCAGTGCCCTCAGCTATTTCAAAAATCCGCATGAGTTTCACCACTTGAACACTACTAATATACAAAAATATTCACATAGTTCCAAAACACTCTTTAGAACTCCAATTTTTCATTATGGGTACTATTTTTATGATTCCAAACAAGAGCCGTAAATGAAAAACAAACATGGTCGTTGCTCATAACAGTGTCTCCGTACCTAAACTCTCCGTAATTCTTATTGCCCCTGTAATTGACACCCGGATTAGCTATACAAGAGTAGTTCTGACCGATTTTTTGTCCTTCAATCTCAAGGTCTTCGTCATCTGGAGAATCACCTCCTGTCTGTACATGTTTCTGTGGACTAAAATAATAGTTTGGAAAATCATTATCCCTAAGAATCAATGTTTCTGCACTATCACGCTTTGTTAATGTAAGCCTAATAGTCTGTGACACAGGGAACATATCCTCAAGGAACTGCCACTTATCAAAGCCGTCAAGAACAATATCCTTTTCACCGCTAAACAAGTAGGGAGACGTGTCCGTAATATTCACCCAACAGAACATCAATTTACCCACTAACACAGCTTTCCAAGTACCAATATTACCCTTAAGACCTGCCCACTTACATTCACCCTTATAAGTGGTATTTCCGATAGCCTTAAACGCCTCAATAAATGCCGAAAGAGCATAGTCCGTAGTGTTACCTTTAACCTTAGTAGGGTCAGTGTCTGGAACGTAATTAAACAGAGCCGAAACATTAGGGTGTTTATCCGTAGATGTAAACATTTGAACCGCCAATGGGTCTCCCTCTTTGTTATTATTTAGACTGATTTTAGATAGTATAAATATACATTTACTCTCATCAGGGGTTCCAAAAACAACCTGTAAAGTCTCATCAGTATAAACAATATTATCAGCTGCTGGCATAGAAGAACCGTCCTCAAATTTAGCACCTGAAATCTCGTGTGAAAAATCATCAGAGTACGTAACCCGTTTAGTATCAGCGTATAAGCACACATAGACAGTTCCACTAAAAGGAGTTCCAATGTGTACAATATGCTCCACAGAAGAGCCGTTACCACTAAAATAGCAGCCACGACAATTAATGTGAGAATAGCTTGTTACGACCTTTAAGTTATCTCCCTGAACACTTGCAGACACAGTAAGGTCTGATAAACACCCTGCCTTATTTTCTACCTCATCAATTTGATGTTTGAGAGCCTCAAATTGTCTGTTCAAATCCGAAGATGTTAACAAGTTAGGGGAGCCTCTAAAAATACTCCTAACGACTTTCTTTGTAGCATCAAATGCCTTAGTTACTATCTTACTCATACAAAATATTTATTTAATAGCTTATGATAATAAAAATTATCCGCAGAATCAAAAGTAATCTCCTGCTTGACATTAGAAAAACCGAGCCAATACTTCAAGTTATCTTTAATATACTTCTTTATGACTTCTGCCTCCACAGGGAATTGCCCATTAAAGTATTTACTCTTTACAGAGACCTTTATAGAGGTCTTTGGTACAAGCGTTTCATTATCGTCTGCAAGATAAAGGGGTTTATCCTCCTTATGGTCTCGAAGATAACCCTGCACCAAAGAATCCAATATAACATTAATAGGGTCTGCATACACATTTGAATCGTCAATCTCGACTTCTCCAAGTGACATAATGCTGCAAAATAACTCAAGACCTATCTTACTTCCCCGAGTATGAAATAACGTCTCCACATTGAGAAGAATTTGCTGCATTACTGCAAGGGGTAAATCCATAGAAAGGTCTGTAACCCCAAAGTCAGAAAGATGCTTAACTATCCATTTCTTGTCATTCAAAATTGCATAATTATTCCCTCTAATGGCATCTGACATTAGAAGGCTCTTAAATTCCTGCAATCTATCAAGAACTGTAAGAAACGCTAAGGTATTTGGAGATTCCAAAATAACCTCTGGAACACTATCGCTAAACAACATTTATACGAACCTCAATTTTATCTTGATTAATTGTATTGAATATTTCCATTTCAGAGATACTTATGTCTGGTAGGATGTCCTCTTTACCCGAAGCAAGCATCTTGAACACCACATTCTGAACACCCGGCACACGAGAACGTATGCGTATATCCGTATCAGCCTTTGAGAAACCCTTTCCATAATCAGCTTCAACAAGTGGGTTAGTTAAGTCACTGAAAATCTGTCTTACTTGACCCTCAATAATATCCTTATCATATCCCGATAAAACAAGAAGCTCAATGATAATCTTACTTGCATATATGTTTGCCGCTGACATAAAATTACGGTACAAGTTCTTTGAGTAAACACCATTATATCCTACCATAAGATAGGGTACAAATTCCTCTCGGAGTATTTCAAGTTCGCTAAGAGTAGGTTCTGGATAACCTGAATTAGGAATTACAGAGTACACCACCTCACGTCCATTTACTTTTACCTTAGCCTTATTAACGAAAGAAAAGCTATTCAGAATATCCTGAGCAATTTTCTCATTAATTGCAGCCTTTTTAGTAGAGAAGAACAAAGGTGCTCTCTCTTTTATAGATGTGAGAGATTCTGCATCAGTTCCTTTCGTTGCAGCCGTTAACATAGTTGCAGATGTTACCTTACGTTTGTTAAGGTACTCTCCAATACTACAAGTGTCTGAATCATGATTACCTGCTGCACCCTTACAAGTACGATACTCTACACGTATGTTCTTACCAATAGCAGGAGACACTCCAAAGCCATTGTTGCCAAAGTATATAATACAAGAACCGTCTTCTTCGGGAACGACCATAAAATGAGTACTATCCTTAGAAGAAAGTCCGAAAGTTTTAACCCTACTGTACTGAACATTATCTACCGCAAGTGCAATGCTGTCAATATCAATTCCAGTTTTACGGATAAATACATTATACCCATTAAATACAATATCATCGGCAATCTGTTTACCCTCATGTAGTACAAGAGTTAAAGTAACCTCAGACGCTGCATTTGGAACTGTGAAAGCCTCATCATTAGTAAAATGTAGTCCGTCGACATCAATAACTAAGTCTCCTCGCTGATAAGTAGCAGTTTCTCCTGCAACAAATGTCACATTAAACTTAGCCGAAGCTCCTGTACACGTGTATGGAGTATATCCAAGAGAAGAAGCCTTAGCAAAAGCGTTACTATAAGACCTCATTTTCCTTAAAATACCCTCATTAGCAAAAGCGTTGATATACCAAAAATCCTTTTCAGAGAATAAAGCAAATAGCTCCACCAAAAACTCTCCAAAGTCAGACTGACTTCTGTCGGTCCATTCAGGAAATAAAGTATCTGCAAGAGAGTGTGCTTTCTCCACCATCTGAGACATTGTAGCATTAACCAACAAATCCTCATCAGGAATGATAAGGAGCTTAGAGTATTTCTGTAACCTCTCAAGTGTAGCTACATCTAATGTCTTGAAATATGCAAGTAATTGTTCTTTCGTATTTGCTTCCATTATACAAATGTTACGTCTTTAATTGATGTCTTGTCCTCCTTAACAGAGTTATACTCAATCCGTAGGGAGTAGTTAGTTCTGTCAGAAGATAAATAACCTATGTCGATGTCCTCAACTTTTACATTAGGAACGTACTTCTGTATTCCCTGTTGCAGTGTTCCCAATATAATTGTCTTGTTCATCAGGAGATACCCAATGGGTTTCTGCACCAAAGATACTAAATTTGCGCCAAAGTCGGAAGCATAAATTCTAAATTTATCAAATATACAGTAAAACCATATATTATCTCGTGACTTCTCAACTCCCTCAGAGAGACAAAAAGCACCCTCTTTCAACTGAAATCTACTTGTTAATCCTTTCATCCGGGTATATTTTCTAAAATTCTTGTTACTACTCCAATTAACTCAATAAGTGTTAGAACCTCAGTAGGTAAAGTCCAATGTATAAGCACCGCAAGTTCCACAATAGACGTAATAGTTCTCGAACATGTCTTTACAAGAACAAGAAGCGTCCTTTTCTTCTGTGCATTATCAATGCCTGTATATACAGGGTTAGGAACAGACGTAGCTGAACCCGTAGTTATTACTGCTGGAACGGCATTTGAAGCCATTATCTTTACTGAACCCTCCTGTAAATCTTTAAGACCGTCCTTAGCTTGGGCAACATAGTCCTTTAATTTAGCGAGAGCCTCGTCCATAAAAGTTTTACCATCACCCTTAGTATAATACTCGACATACCGCTTTTTAAGTTTCTTTCTTTCGGCAGGTGTCTTACACTCATCAAGAGACTCCTTAAACTCAACCTCACAATAGTTGTCGATAATCTTCTCAGAATCTATTGGTGCGCCACTACTTCTAAGTCGTTTCAAGGCGGCTCTTGCCATTAAATCATTTCCGTCATTACTCATAGCTTAACCTCCCCTATGTCTTCTTTAATTAACTCAACAGTGTCCTTTAAGTCGTCCAATACAACTAAAGTATCAGGCATAAACTTCTGTGGTCCTATTTGCGTATTTATGCGTGCCTTAGATAGCTGTGTTATCAGTTTCTCCACAACCGCAATAAGTCGCTCATGTGTGTTATACTCCTTAGAAGAAGCTCCTTTTACAGGATAAAACCCAATAATCATAGGAGACTCCCAAATGTTCTTTTCAAATGTTATGAGAGCAAGAAAGTTATCCTTATTCGCTGAAATCCATTTAGCAGACGGTACAGAAACGTCCGTACCCATAGCCACCATAGGAGCAAGCACTGATTCACCTGTTCTAAACATGACACGAGTACGATTGCCCTCTGTCTCTCCAAGTATCTTTGCAAATTCAATCATCTTATAAACGATAATTCAGTCCAAGTTCCGTCAGAGTCCCAAATATGTTTAAGACCCTGTAAAAAGAACGTGGACTCTTTACTTTTTGTGTGATAACTTAAAATACCTCTGATATGGTAAGACCTTTGAGAACGTATATTTAAGTCCTGATTACATTTAGCAGACACCTTAATACCAAAGAAAGCTCTATCAAATACTGCCGTAGTTTCATCATAAACTCTAACGGCCTTATAATAGAAACTCGAAAACTCTGGGTTATTAGGGTCGTCTCCCCACTTCATAGAAGCTGGACTACTATACATAATCTTTTGCGCAAGTTCAGGTCTATTTTGGCGAACCCAAGCAACCCTATTAGGGTCAAGTTCATAAAACGTAATAGAATTATGTCCGTCCTTATCAGTAGTTATTCTTGAAAGTCCCTCTTTGTATTCACCTGTATCTTTATCAAAGTACTGTGCTGTACGAGAGACTGCATAAGCCGCAGAAATATCTTCATCCACAGTAACATTCCGTAAAAGTCGAGGTCTATTATAAGCAGAATCATAGAACTTCTGAGTTTCCGCACTTGTATAGCTCTTAACCACCCCATTAAGAGGATATAAGAAAGATATTTCACCTTGTTTCTCAGCAGCTCTACTTTTCTCAACGAAATTCAGCCTTTCAGTACCGTTCTCATCAGAAGAAACCCAGACATTACACCCGAACTTATATGCAAGATTAGTAAGGTACTTCCAATCAGATTCGTTCCGTTGGTACTCAATGTTTATCTTACTAAATTCTACTTGTCGAGTTTTTGAGGAAAGATTAATCTCACCAATCTCAAAGTTATTATCCTCTGCAATACCTCTGATAATATTCTCAAGTGAAACAGATTCTCCTTTGGCAAATCTTCTAAGACTTCGAGGGTCTGGGTACACAAAGTTCTTCATGTCTTTACCAAGTTTAGTAAAGCCATAGTTCATGCACTCAACAGAAAAAGACACGTGTCCATTATCCGCAAATTGAGTTTTTATCCTCGTTACAGTACCCGAAAATACATGCCTCATAGAGTAAGTCTCATCAGAATAGAAACCACCCATAAGAGACACAGATTGCCCTAAATGAAAGTAGTATAACAGTATCTCTGCGTGTTTATCCACCGTAAAGGTGAGCTTGTTAAGTAAACTCGCTTCTTCCTCATAAGTTACAGGATAAGCTACACATGATTCTATATCAAGAGAATCTCCATTAGAACCTACATTTGTAGCTCCTACTGCACTTCTAAGTTGGTCAGCTTGTACTCGCTTATCCCTACCTCCATGGTGTATGCGAATCTTAAAAGCAGGTTGAATCGGTCTAAACATATTACCTTGAACTTATTATGTCTGAATCTCTTATTATGATTTTAGGCAACCTTACAATGTCACCTACGTGCCAATCATCAGGAAGCCTTGGAGGATTATTGTCCGCAATGTATGTCCATAAATGCTCTAAGTCACTTCCAAAAATCCTCTCGGCAACTGTGTAAAGTGTCTCATTATGTTTCATAACATACTCATACCACTCTAAAGTTACCGAAGGGTCTTTTATAGGATAATGAGATACTTTTCCTCCAAGTAGCTGATTGACTACATTTTTCTTGTTATAAAATGCCGAACTAATCATCGCCCACGTCCTCCAATTCTTCTATGAACATTAGCAAATTCAAATGCCGCGAACTCAATATCCATTGTACCTCTAATAGGTGTAAGGTCTTGGTCAAATAGAGTATAGTTGACAGGTGCACTCTTTATAACACCCTCCAAGTATATAGGACCCAACGCTAATACCACCGTAGCTGGAGGTCTAAATTGAGCGTTGGAAACAACACCACCTTCCGCAAAAAGTGGGGTCTTTTCTCCACCAAGAGGAGCTGGATATAAGAACGATTGAATAAGCTCCACCTCTGGAAGAATACCTCTTTTATTTATCCTTGAAAGTGAGTATGC